ATAACCCAAACACTATAAAGCAAGCCATATACAATATGATTGTGACTAATTACAATGGAATTAATAAAGATTTATTACTTAAAAACCTGAAAAAATATAGAAAGGTATCAGGAAATAGAATCAACACAAGAGACTTGATAAATTATTATATGGATTTGAATAAGTATTATCCTGTGTCTTATGGAAGTGAGAATAGTGCAGCTAGTCCTGAAGAACTCAAAGTAAAAGCACTACAAGAATTTATTGATTATGTAAAAAGACATGCAAAAAAATTGAAGAAAAAACTTTATTTGAAAGACAATGTCAAAGGAACATTTACACCAACAATTGGATTTTCAGATGATGATATAAGAAACTTAGAAAAAATTAAACAAGAATTTATTAAAGAACCTATATTAAAGACATATTCAACCGCGAGCGGGAAAAAAACTAGATTCTAATAGAGAATATCCGAAAAAAAAACAAAGTAAATAGAAAAATTTTTCAACGCTCAAATTTCTTCAAAAAAACAATGGTACCACAATTAATTTTTTTTTTGATTTTTCAATAAATTTTGATCTGTCGTAAAATATTTTAGGCATGGATATATTTATTAAGTGTATTTAAAAAGTACGACTATAAATATAATCAAAAAAAAATAAAATGGCAGATTTACTGATGAAAATGCCGGTTCCATACGAACCGAAAAGAGTAAATAGATTTATATTAAGATTTGACTCTACCCTTGGGATTAACGAATGGTTTGTTGAATCGACGGATAGACCTTCGATTGATATCACATCTGTGGCAATCCCTTTCCTAAACACAGAAACCTATGTAGCTGGTAGGTTTAAATGGAACGCTATGAACGTAGTATTCAGAGACCCAATTGGACCTTCGGCAACACAAGCCCTTATGGAGTGGGTACGATTACATGCGGAATCTGTCACAGGTCGTATGGGATACGCCGCAGGATATAAAAAGAATGTGGATCTAGAAATGTTAGACCCAACGGGTGTAGTGGTTGAAAAATGGATATTGGACTCTTGTATGATTACGAAGTCAGCTTGGAATCAAGCACAATATGGTCAAGATGGTTTGGCAACATTGTCAGTCACTTTACAACCTGATCGTTGTATTCTTGTTTACTAAAAAAATCTACAATACTTAAAAATCTCGTGTAGCAATATACGAGATTTTTTTTTGTATTTATTTTTCTTTGGTTGCGTCTTACATTAAAAAAAAATAATTATGATAGAGATTCCAAATTTGATAGAACCATTAATGGCGAACAGGTACGCGATAGAAGTCGTAGGAACCGAGATTCCTAGTTATTTGTTTAGAGAATTCAAAATTTTCAATGAGGGGGACGAACTTATTTTTACGACAGAATTTTATGAAACAGTCAATTTTTGTTTTAACCCAAATGAGTTCTTCAAAATTACAGCAGTAAAAATATTATATCTAGATCCTATAGGTAGTGTTGTCAATGAATTATTGTTTGAAACAAAATCTATGAATTATGAAAAAACCGCATCATATGGTAGTGACGACCTACTGACTAATAAAATGAGGTTTGTAATTGGAAAAACACACAACTTCATTACTTTGTGAAAACAAAAATTAAAACAAAATTATATTTTAAGCCATGGACGAAAATTTAAAAAAATACGGACAAGAAAATTTTTCATTACCACATGACGTTGTAAAACTACCAAGTGGTGGTAAATTCTACCCAAATAAAAAAAAGTCGGTTAAAGTTGGATATCTAACAGCAAGTGATGAAAATTTATTAATGGCGAGTAACACAGATGACTTAATTATCAACCTATTAAGGTCAAAGGTGTACGAACCAGATTTGAGACCTGATGATATGATAAACGGAGATTTAGAAGCTATTCTAATTTTTCTCCGAAACACATCTTTTGGTCACGAATACAACCTTCAATCTGTAGACCCAAGTACGGGGAAATCATTCTCAGTTGTAATACCTTTGGATGAACTAGAATTCAGAAAACCAAACGTAGAACCAGATGAAAACGGAACTTGGACTATTACATTACCCAAGTCACAATCTACTGTTACTCTTCGTCCTTTAATTTATAAAGAAATAACCGATATAAACCGACAAGTTGAATCTTATCCCCAAGGTAGAGTAGCACCAAGAGTTACTTGGAGATTACACAAACAAATCGTATCTGTAAATGGGGACAACCAACCTCAAACAATTCACAAATTCGTGGACTCTATGCCAATAATGGATTCCAAATACATTAAGAACTTTTTGGAAGAGAACGAACCAAAAATAGATTTAAAACGCACAGTTATAGCCCCGTCAGGAAACAAGGTAGATGTAGAAATCACCTTTGGGGCGGAGTTTTTTCGTGTTTTCTTCTGATTATAGAGGTTATCAAATCGACGAGTTTTTTTTATTAAATCAGAGATTGAACGTTTCGTACTCTGATTATTTGAGTATGCCTATTTTTTGGAGAAGGAAATTATTAGAAAAAATCAACAATCAATCTATCTAAGAAATTGTTGTAGTGGCTATTTATTGATATGGATGAAAACGGACAAATTGGGGGATTTTTTGAAGAGTTAAAAAAATTTTCACAACAAGCCCTTGCTAGTTTGAGTAATTTGAGTGGAGAGGCTTATGAATTAAATAAACAGATCCTAGAGGCAAATACTACACTAGCAGGAACTTTTGGAAGAACACAAAGTGCTGTACAAGGTCTTCGAAAAGAATTAGTTATTGCACTACCCGAGGTGGTTCGTTTGGGTGGAAACCTATCTGATGTAATTAACATACAAGATACAATATCTAAAAATTTAGGAACAAACAGGATATTACTAGGCGAAACTACGTCCGATTTGTTTGTCGCAATGAAAGCCTTGGGACAGACAGATTATGGTGCGGTAGTTGGTTCATTTCAAGACGCGGGAATTCAAGTTGGTTTAATAAAAGATCGAATGCAAGAAACCGCAAACATTGCTCGATTGGTTGGTGTCAATAGTTCGAAAGTATTCGATTTGGTTTCACAAAATTTGGATAAACTAAACCAGTACGGATTCAAAAATGGAGTAGAGGGACTCTCAAGTATGGCGACTAAAGCGGCTACCATGAGATTTGATATGTATCAAGTTTTTTCTTTTGCTGAAAAAGTGTTTTCTCCTGAAGGAGCTATTGAAGCGGTGTCTGCTTTTCAAAGATTAGGGGTTGCGGTTGGTGACTTAGCGGATCCATTCAGGTTAACGTATTTAGCATCCGAAGATGTCGATGGATTGACAGACCAAATAATTCAAATGACGAGTAAATTCACTTACTTTGATGAGAAAAGTAAGGAATTCAAAGTGTTTCCCAACGCTAAAAGAGATTTAAGAGATCTTGCGCCGGTGGTGAATATGTCGTATGAAAATTTAGTCAAAACGTCTATGGCACAAGCTAAACTTAATAAGCTCTCTTCAGAATTTAAGTTTTCTAGTTTTGATAAAGATGATCAACAATTAATTGCCAATTTAGCACAATTTAGTAAAGAGAAAAACGCCTTCGTAGTGGAGGTCAGTGGTCAACAGAAATTAACTACTGAATTGAACCAACAAGATGTTGAGAAACTTAGAGGAAGACCTGAAACTATGGAGGAAATAGCACAAGCCCAACTTACGGAAACCGAATTACTAATAGCGGCAATCAAAAGTTTAAGAGATACGTTTGCGGGCGTATCAGCTGGTAATAAAATGACTCAAGATTTAACACAAGCTGTAAGAGCAAGTATTGAAGCGACGAACGTAGCACCAAGAACTTTAACGACAAGAATGAGAGGAGGACTCGAAAAAACCGACGAAACCTATAAAAATTTCCCAGAACTTATAAAGGAAATATCTCAAGATTTTGCCGCGGGGAACTTAGATTTTGCGAAATATTCAAAAAAATTGTTTGATGCCTCTGGAGTATATTTAGACGGCTTGGAAAAGTTAGGAAAACAAATAGGTACTTTTGATTTTTTAGGTAATCTATCAAAAAGAATTAGTGATGACAATCTAATAGCAAAATTAACGGGTGGAGGAATAGATATAATAGAAAAGATTTTAGGAGAGGCTGATAATTTTTTATTAAAACCCGTCAGAGAGAGTGTATCCAATGTTAAGAATGAATTAAATAATATTAAAACAACAACAGTAAATAATAATTTAAATAATTTAGGTACACAAGCGACTAAGACTGCAACAGAGTTAGGAAATTTACAATCGACAATTAAAAATAAGTCTACAGTCTTGTCACAACCCACTACAATTAACACTGCACCACCTATAAAACCCCAAAATACCCAGACCACAGTAGTTGCAACATCTCCAACTAGTATAAATCAAAATGTATCATTTTCACCAATAACGGGGGGGATCGAGTTGAAGGTCGTAACCCAAGACGGACGAAGTTTGGATGTAACTAATCAAGTCGTGAATAGTTCCGAATTTCAAAGAAAAGTTGTTGAATTAATTTCAGAAAGAATGAATCAACCAACATACAGTAATTTACCAAATTCGACAAGAACTACGTAGAAAAAAATCAAGGATGGGTATTTATTTGTAAATAATATATGCCATCTAGATTAACATTTGATGCCACTTCAGCGGTAAGAAATAGTTTGTTAGTTAGGAATTTAAAACCATACTACAAACCAGGCGCTTTTGGATATTCAGTATCAAACCAACCAAATCAGTACGAACCGAGTCAATATTCCGTTATTGATTCTCCTGATCAGTTAATTGATTTAGCACCATTTGCTGATGGCTTATACTTAACAAATGAATTCGGACCTTATGGGGGATATAATAAGGATATTTCAGGATTAATATCTGTATCTCAAAACCCAACCAACAGAGGTCCTTATGGTCCATTCCCCCCTTATACAGACGCACTTAAGGTATTTTCGGAAAGTTTTCAAAAAAAAGGTCAAATAAAAAATGAATATTCACCGAGAGATGGTTTTATAAGATACTATGATATTGGTGATATCGTTAAGGTACAAAAAAATGCAACCTATTGGGATCCACCAAGTTTCAGACCTTCTTCCTACTCACCTTTCAGTGTTTTATTACAAGAAATACCTGAAGGGTCTAACGGACCCGTCACGGACGACTCGAGGCTGGCACAATTGAGTGTTGAGTTTCTTAAAAACGCATATCAACAAAGAGTAGATCAAAACGTTCGAACTGAAACTCTCGGTAGGGTTAACATATTAAATGGTCTCCAAGATCCAATCAACTTATCATTAATTGTTGCGGGTAAGAGACCGTTAATTTTTAGAGATTATAAAATCACATCGGGTGGTGGAAATATTCTATCACAAGGACAAGATATTGTCCAAAGAATCGCAGGATTTACTTTACCATTGTCACCTATCCCAGGTGATTATTTTACAGTAGATAATGAACAAAGAACTATAAATTCAACACAATCTTTAGCAAGAGCTAGTGAGGGGGGAACTAGAGGTGGTGTATTTGGATTATTTGGAAGTAGACCAACGTCTCCTTCACAACTCTTTTTAGATTACACAGGTGAAGGTCAAAGAGCACAACTAACAAACAACTTAGATTACAACAGATACAGACCAAGGTATAACACTGGCGGAAGGGGGATCGTATCAGCAATTGGACAGGCAATTTTTGGGTCTCAAGCTCAAGATTTAGGTCAAGGATTATACTATGTGGGTTCACCAGATAGAGAACCAATTTACTTAAATTCACCCCCTGGTGCAGTTCCAATCAACGAGTTTGGGCAAGAAGTTTTAGCACCTGTTTATGGACCACAAGTATTGGGTAAAGAATATGAAGGTCAAGAACTTTCAGAACAATTAAACTTTGGTTTTGTTGGAACAACATATCAAAGTCAAGGAAATATAACGGGAGGGTTTTCTTGGGTTAATAGTAGAGTAGCTCCAGACGCGGGAAAACGAGTTGGTCCTGATGGAACAGCTTTAACCGAAGATCCTGACTATTCTGTCATAGCTAATCAGTTTGTTGCAAGTGAGTCATCAAAATTAAGATATGAATTTAAACCTGGATCTATTCTTGATGATACACAAAGGTTAGTTGAGTCAATGCCTTTGGACGGTAATAGATACTCACATGTTGGGAATGCTATAAATCAGACAAGTAAAATTTTTAGTGACGGGTACAAATTGATTACCAAAGGGTCAAGAGTTTTGAGTTTCACACCAGGCCAACTCAATACCCCTTTGGAATATTGCCGAGTTTTTACTAAAGATACTCCGTATATTTCATATGGTGATTTACAAAAATCGGATGGAAACATTCGAAAAGCTTCCTATTCAATATTGGATAAGACTTATCAACTTAACATTGCACCCGAAAAAGGGGGTGACTCGATATTACGAGGAGAGGGTGGTGTCAAAAAGTATATGTTTTCCATTGAAAATTTGGCTTGGAGAACCTCGTCAAGACCTGGACTTAGATACCAAGATTTACCAAAATGTGAACAAGGACCGAATGGGGGAAGAATTATGTGGTTTCCTCCGTATGATTTGGAATTTAGCGAGGACACGAGACCACAATTTAACGAAACAACATTTTTGGGTAGACCTGAACCAGTATACACCTACAGAAATACAACAAGAACTGGTACGTTAAAATGGAAAATTTTAGTAGACCATCCATCGGTATTGGATTTGGTTGCTCAAAAAGTTTTGGCGAATGAGGGTTCAAGAGAAATAGCCGATCAGGTAATTAATTCATTTTTTGCGGGTTGTAAAAAATATGATTTGTATGAGTTAGCGACATTTTATAATAATGTCCCATTGACAGAACTTCAAGCATGGCAAGAAGTCGTAAACAATCCAAAGGCCACGCAGGAACAATTACAAGACGCTATCGATAATAATCAATCTGACCCACAAAGTGTTAGTATAACAACAGTCGAACAACCACAAATTCCTAATTTACAAGAATATCTAAATTTTGGATTTTATTTTGATAATGATATACCAAAATCTAACGATGCAAACTACGAACCATTATACTCGGCATATACATCAGTTGCGACCAAAAATAACTATCGGGCAAACACTAAACCACAAAACCAAGTCCAACCTGTTCAAGAATTTTTTACCTCAGTAGTTCAAGGTAATTTCGAAAAAATGAAAGAGTTGTGTCAGAAAATGTACGATATTCTTTCACAGAACTCAGACGTAAAGATTAAAATTAATTTGTTCTCATCGGCATCTGAACCTGGAAGAATCTCATATAATCAGAGTCTTTCAGAAAGAAGAAATCAATCCGCATTAACTTTCTTTAAAAACTACAAATTCAGTGGAGGTAAAAGTTTATCGGAATATATCAATAACAGTAGATTAACTTTTCAATTAAATGCGGTCGGTGAAACAACTACAGCAAACCCCAAGAGGGGGGATGGTCAATGTGGTAATTCAGTAAATTGTGGAGACGTTTTGACAGGTAATGCCAAAATATATTCTACTGCGGCTATGGCATGTAGACAGGCAAACATCCGAAGTATTCAGGTAATCTCCGAACCGAGGAATCCAACACCAGCAAATGTAGGTTCTAACATTGTATTGACACAAGATGGTCGAGAAAACCAAGCATCAGCAAGACCGACACCAGTATCAGTTAATCAACCTACCAAAGACTTATACAAGGGTGCGTCTAAAAAACTTTTGAGACTATTGTTAAATGAATGTGATTATTTTGAAGTACTTAAAGAAACAGATTTCTTTGCGTACGACTCAATCAAGAATAAATTAAAACATTTCAATCCTTCATTTCATTCAATGACCCCCGAAGGATTAAATTCACGACTTACTTTCATTCAACAATGTTCAAGACCTGGTGATACTATTCCGACAATAGGACCTGAGGGACAACCAATATACAATGCCGCTTTAAACACATCTTTTGGAGCTCCACCAGTATTAGTGTTAAGAGTTGGAGATTTCTACAATACCAAGATAATTCCAACTGCATTTGGTATTACTTACGAGAAAACTTACGATATGAACCCTGAGGGTATAGGGTTTCAACCTATGATTGCAAGTATCACCATGAGTTTCAATTTCATCGGTGGATCAGGTCTTGCTAAACCGATAGAAACACTCCAAAATGCTCTGTCTTTTAACTACTATGCAAATACAGAAGTTTACGATGAGAGAGCAGAAACAACCGACACGTCGTTTAATGCTCTCGATAAACAAATTATTGAAAAACTACGGAACACTTTACCTGGTGTAGGTGTGGCAAATAACATTTACAATCTACAAAACGCCGGTGGAGACACTATCGGACTTTTTGTTGGAACAGGTGAAAACGTTTCGGGGGTTACAGGTAATTTGAACTACAAAACATTTGTCAATACTTTTGTGGAGGCGACAAAATTTTATTATACAACTACGATTAGTTTTTTTGATAATATTTTGAAAAAGTATGGGTATGGTCTTTTATCTTTAATGAATACAACGAACGGAAATAATAGAGGATATTCTCAAGGAGTTTTGGGGACTTTACCAACTTACTTATATGGAAAACCACTTTTGTATCAAAGAAATGTAGATTCCGTTTTTGGAATATTACAATCTTATGTTGAATCACAGACTTTGAATATATTCAGTGCCGCAACACTAAATAGTGCTGGAGTTGTAACGTTCAGTATTGGAGAATTTAGTGATCCGTCAGTCACAGAAACAGACAAAGAAATTTTTAAGGGAAATTATCAAAGATTTTTGGATACCTATAGATCAAGTTTTATAAATGAAGCCACTGAAATGGTGTCTAACTTGGTAGAGTTTGAACAGAATTATGTTTTTCAAATAGATAGATCCAATTATATTATAACAGAACAGGTGGATGGAAAAATTGATTCTAAGGGTATTGCAGTAATTTATAAATTCTCAGGGTCAACATCTCAAAGAACACAACTTGAACTTGATATAAATAGTATATCAACGAACAACACTTCCTTTTTGAATTCTTTAGGTGCAGGAGGATTATATTTGGAGAATTTTCAACCCAATTTGAACCAACCTTTAACAAATCCATCTAATTCTTATATTTACACTACTACATCTTTGAGTTCCTCTAATTTTTTGATAAGCGCTCCACAACAAGCGGAGTTTTTGATTTTGAACAAAATTTATAGAGACAATACGGCACTACAAAATTTTGTAGCAGATTTAGTGGTTGGTTTATCTGAATATTCTAAGAATGTAATTACCCAATACTATGGAATTTTTTTAAAAGATACTTATGATGGTCTTACAAGAGCAGGAGTTGATCTTCTAGAAAACTATAAATTAACACGTGGTAAAAATTTTGTGAACTACACACCATCATTTTCCTTGACTGAAGAAAGAGTAATTGATTTTCAACAAGATTTGACAAACGACATTGGTTATACATCTAATTTACAACAATTGTACTCACCGAATAATCCAAATACAAGTCCTATTAATTTTAATCTCAAAAAGAAATTCAACTAATGGAACAATATTACAACAGATACAAAGAGTTTTTAATCAACGGAGAACAGACCGTTGTACCATTTGTTCCATTACCATCTAAAGGGACCGATCAGAGATATATTTATAAAACCGCTGTGAGTAGATTGGATAAAATATCACAACAATACTATAACACCCCCTTTTTTGGTTGGTTAATTTTACAAGCTAATCCACAATTTGGAGGGTTAGAATGGAATATTCCTGACAATTCAATAATAACCATTCCGTTTCCTTTGGTATCATCTCTTCAAGATTACCAAAACGAGTTAAACAACTATTTCTTATATTATGGCAGATAATCTTTCAAGAGTTAATGAAGATGTATTTGTTGTTCAGAGTTACGACAATATCCTTTTGGTTGACCCAAACAAAGTAATTAACCAAGACGGACAAGTCAGGGAGAGAGGTATAAGACAAGAAGATTTTGTAATGTATGCGAATCTAGAAGCTCAAATGTTACCGAGAACCAAGCTTATCCAGGGGCAAGCACAAGATGACGGAATACAGACTCAAGTGTTAGCGTCTATAAATTTTTTGAGACCTGGAGGAAAGACCTTTTTAGACAACACTTATACAGATCAATTTACGGGGTTAAACTCTTTGATCGGTGAAGGCATCAATCAACCTAGTATTCAACAAATAAGTAAACCAAATAAATCATCTGAATTTTATTATGCTCAAAACACAATAAATAAACAAGACACGGGTCTTTTGGGTATTGAAAGTATTGCGATAAAAAACACGAGATCATTCACACCTACAGTGGATATGGTTTTGATAGACACACACGGTAGAGCTTTATTTGAAAAAGGTGAAAATTCAGAGTATGCTTTTTTCTTTAATTTACCATATCCGACGTTTTATTTAACAATCAAAGGGTATTATGGTAAAGCTATTAAATACCAATTGATTCTCACCAAATTTTCGGCAGCATTTGAATCAGCGACAGGCAACTACAGAATTACATTACAATTTTATTCATACAAGTATACGGTTCTTGCAGAAACACAAATAGGTGCTTTGTTTGCAACACCATTTATGTACGCTAGTGATTTCAAAATAACAACAGAACAATCACCATCAATCTCGGCATCTCAAGTTTCAGTTGGTAATGACAAAAAAACAGCAATAAATGTAAGAACTACTCGTGGTCGACAATTTATATCAGATGTGTATAAAAAATACAAGTCGCTAGGTTTATTAGATCCTGATTTCCCAGAAGTTTCTTTTCCTGAATTTAGAGCACAACTCCAATCATTACAGAAAAATTTAGAAACAACTTTTGGACAATCAGATTTTACACCACTAACAAACGCGGATGAATATTTCGAAATACTACAAACATTCAGAACGGCTATTACAGATCCCACAACAGAGTCTAGTTGGTTCAGAAAATACATTGACACCGATAAACTATTTATTCTTAACCAAGTTAATAATAAACCCCAAACTCAAGTTTGGATTTTGAATCAACAAACAAGATCCAATAGTCAATTTGTCGAAAACGCACTTACTGAGTTACAACAAATTGTAACAAAATACAAAAGTGTTTTACAAAAAAACTCAACGTTTGGAGTTGGTGGAACTTTTACAGTAGAGAAGTTAAGATATACTAGTCAAATAAAGACAATAGAACAAATAGATGCCTCGAAGAGTAAAGATAAGGCTCTAGTTCAAGAAAATAGTTTTGTTAAACTATTAAATGCAAATGATATTGACTGGATTGCAACTTACGAGGCGAGGTACAAAAGAAAACCGTTGAACGAGTTGGAATGGACAACACTTAGAAATGAAGAAACACAATTTTTTCAAACTATTTTGGATGAAACATTAAAAGATGTCAAGTTCCCAAATTATACGTTTGTTTTTTCAGATGGTGTGGGACAATTTGAAGAAATAATCGATAAAACTTTCGGTGAGCTACAAAAACAAAGATCGATTGTAATTGAAAAACTATCTCTTTTTTTATCAAAAAAAATAGAAGGACCGAATGGTTTAGGATTCAAACCTACTATGAGAAATGTAATGGGTATTATTTTTGCCTCTGTGGAGGCCTTTTATAGGTTATTGAATCTCGTACATAAGGATGCTTGGTCACAAAGAAATAACCCTTTAAAAAAATTGGCTTGTTATGGTCAAGGAAACGATGGGGTTTCACCTGATATCAAAAACAACAATAAAGATGTTAATCAAAACAACCTAGTTAATCAGGAGGTTTATCCATGGCCTTTGTATTTAACCAAACAGATAGAAAAAGATGGGAAACAGAATTATGTTGTAATGTATCCTGGCGAACAATCAGAGTTACAAAGGACAAGAGCGTCTGATTATCAGATTTGGCCTGAAGTCCAATTCGTTGAAGAATATATCAGAGGGATAACCAAAAGTTATCAAAGCGAATCTCAACAATCGGGCAACTTAAGTGAAAATGATATCGGACGAATAATCAATAGGATTACAGTTAATGCGGTTGAATTTCCAACAAGTAATGCTATACTAAGTGACTTACAAGATGTAAAGTTCCTATATGAAATATATGAGAGAGTACTTTTACAAACCTTTTGGGATCGACTATCAAGACCTAATGCTGAGAAAGTTGGTATTATTGATAGTTTGTCTGAAATGGAACTGATAAATATTCGAAATGCATTGAATTCATTTTCTAACCCATTAATTACAAAATTATTAAAGAACACCGCTTTTAGTTCTGCAAATTATTTACAAGTTTTGAGAAACATATCGAACGAGGGGGTTGGTATTTCATGGCAACAATTTATAAGAGGAATTTTTACATCTGATTATTTAAGAGCAAAAACACAAAAAGATTTTTCTATTTTATCTGTAGCAACAATTAGTTCAGGTGCCCAGAATTCAAGCAAAGATACAAGTATATTGAAAAATGTCCAAGAGTTTATTAAGAGTAGTTCATCAAACACAACTGATTTATTGGATTTGTATCCGTTTGTAGATAATTCTTGGGTACAACAAAATCTATCTAATGTAAATAATAATTCATCGTACAATAGTACTACACGGAGTTTGTTTTTGAACGATACTCTAAATTACATTACTAATTTTCAAACTATTGCAAACACCGAAAACAATATTAACAGACCATTTGTTAACAATTCTTATTTGTCCTTCACAGAACCTAATATTGTAATTTCTAATTTTCCACAACAAATCGGGTCTAATAATTTTGTGGACTTTAACACATACTACACAGAAAACAGAACTTTATCTAAATTTGCAATCACAGAAGGTTCTTTAAGTTATAATGGAAATACAGGTAATCTCACACCAAATCAAACGGTATCAATGTTGAATACCCCGTATTTTACAAACGCATTTATCGAAGGTGTACAAAACGATAGAAATGACATTCAGTATCCATATCTAAAAGCCGCATATCTATTTTTGAATAGTTTACCATTATCCACTTTGAGGGAACCTCTCAAAGACATCGTAGACGTAACATCTAATGTTAACAATGTTTCTAAGGATTATTTATTTGCAACACTGACAAAGTTTGGTGCTATACATAGATTACCTTATGCATGGGTCTTAAAATATGGTTCCATATGGCACCGATATAAAAAGTATGTTGAGTCTGGGATCGACATTTTAGATTCTGTGTGGAAAAATGTGGATGTGGGGCAAATATATTATCCAACAACAAACAGTTTACAACATCAATATGTTACAAAAAATTTGTATGGTAGTGGAATTACAATATACGCTCAAACAGAAATTTTGAATCCATTTTCAATTGAATCAATTCAGAAAAAGTATGTTGGATTTTATCCGTCACTTGTAAATGATGTTTTATTCTTTTATACTGGGTTAGACTTTTTGACTGGTTATACAAATAATGATTTAGATAACTTTGTTGATGAAGGTTTAAACATTGGAGCTACAGACGCAACAATGAGAGAGGGAATTGGGTTCGATCCTAATTTCATAAATCGTAACGCTTCTTTGGATTTTCAGGGTTGGTTTATGACCTTCAATACTAAAACATCCGCAAAATTCAATACCACTGCTCGAAACAAAACTATAGTTTTACCTAGTTTTGGTACTAATTACAATCAAGTAAAGTACGAGTGTTTCAAGAATAACGGAACAAGGTTGATTATGTCACAACCAATTTTAAACAACACGGCAGTTAACGATGGGTCAATTAGATTTTTCTGGGGAGCCCCGAATTTTGGGTATTTCGACAGTAGTAGTATTACAAAACCAGCATACAATGAATATATCAATTTAATACGACCATCCAATGATAATAGTAATGCGTTCGAAATGTCAAATAAGTATTCAAACATTGAAGAAATTTTTGGTGTTTTTAAGACAGAAATATTGGATGAATTCGAAACAGAATTTTTAAATTTTTCTAGGTCTACTCGACAATTTAATAGTCAAGAACTTTTGTCTGATGATTTTGTAAACAGATCATTCCAACAAGTTTTTGCAAATTGTTTAGTTGTTGATGAAGTTTCTAAAGAACTGACACAAACAAATTATGTGAATACTTGTGTAACAAAACAAGGTAAGGTATTAACAGAGGCCATACAAAAATTCTTAAATTATAATATTGCTTTCAAATTTGGCAACCCAGGAAATTTTGATAGAAAGTTATTTGGAAGTGTCACTACAGACGATAGGTATAGAGTTTTTGATGGATACGATTTTTCTCCATATGTACTTGGATCTTTACCAGGGGATGGATCGGGAATTAGTTTAGTTCAATCAGAATTAAACAATCCAGAGTCGTGGAAAACCTTGAAGACTTATGTTGGATTCGCAAGTGTAGATGGTATGAAGTATAGTGACAATGGAAGTTATATTACAGATTTTTTTATCACTATGAATGTGGGGTTTACACCTGAGAACATACAAATAGTTGCACCACTCGTAAAAATATTTGCGACACAAAAACTAGGAGAACCGTTTAACAATTATACAAGAAGTGATTTCGTTACAGAAATAAATGATTTTTATACCACAAAAAATAATTTCTTGAATTTAGTTTTAAATTCACTTTTCAACCTATTACAAAAACAATTACCCCAAGTAGAAGAATCAACAGTGAAACCTCTATTAACTGCAATCGACGGGGTTCAACCTAAAATTGAGTTATATCAAGCATTCAAGTCTTTTAATGACAAATGGATAGCTGGCGCTAATTTTGACGAAAAAACGATATTTGAGGAAGTTTTATTTTTAGACAGAGCAAACAGAGATGTTGGAGATGTTCTTGTAGATCCATTTAAATTACTAGAATTCTTTAATTCTTATGCGAGTTTAGACGCACGCGTTATTGATTTTGTCAGTAAAATTTTAGTTGACAATAAATTTTTTATGATGCCAATACCTGCCTACATTAATTGGTGGGGTCAAGGTGAAGTCCGAAATGGTGTTGAACCAAAATCTCAAACGGTTGAAGACATTGCAAATAATTTATTCGGGATATACAATAATGTAGATACACGTGATTCCAAACCAGCATTTTTGTGTTATTATGTTGGAAATCCAAGCGAACATTTGGATTTGAATCAGAACTCAAATTATGGATGGAGATCGGATGGTTTTGATTTTGCAAACCAATCTCAAAATAGTTTGGCAACCACAAACACTAAACAAAATTGGGCAAACACAAATAGGGTGGTTGGTTTTAATGTGGATTTTGGAACTCGTAATCAAAGTATATTTAGTTCCATTAATTTGGATCAAAATCTCGGGGCATCTACCACTGAAGCAAATAAGGTAATTACAGAAATGGCAGCACAAGCGGGTGGATTAAGAACAAGTTTAGGTAGTGTAAGTCTATACAATCTTTATAAGACAAGGAGTTATAATGTACGAGTTGAAGCTTTGGGATGTGCACTTATCCAACCTACCATGTATTTCAATTTACGATATGTACCCATGTTTAATGGTGCATACCAAATACAATCAGTAGAACATAGAATAGAAGCAGGCTCTTTTAAAACATATTTCGAGGGAATAAGAATGCCTTTTTATTCATTAGCTAAAATTGACAAACAACTTTTATCAATCAATAACAACTTATTAAGCGAATTAGTTCAACAAGTTAGAAGATTGAAACAATCGAGCGCACTAACAACTGAAACTACAAACAATATAAGTATAGTAAACTCAATTCAAACAAACCTTCGTTATACTACCGCTCAACCCATATTTTGTGACGCAAGTATACGAAGTTCAGAGTTACCATATAAAAATTGGGAAGGTACTGAAGGGTTTGTATCTGGAATCACCTATGCTAATTTTAGTAACATTTTGAAACAAAAAACTACAGACCCAAGAGTAAGAGCAATGGTATTCTACACCGCATACAATAATGGACATGACGACAACCAATTTATTACGTTCAACTACGACCTAGGAGGTACCCCGTTAGGTGGATACCCAATACCAAACATAAGTTATGGCGGATTGAATAGTTACATGTCAGATGTTTATACTTGTAAACAATTTCCAAATGGTGGTAGAGTTCCATTCGCTACCTTTGCAAGTTTTGAAAAATCAATTGAGTTTATCAAAAACTTGTATTTTACAACAAATAGTAACAATCTTTTAATACCTGATACTAAAATTGGTTATAATAATAAGTGGGTAACTGAAGCAGATTATGTTGAAAATATGTTAAACCTTTGGGCTTACTATTGGCCAAGAAAAAGATTCCAAACTTCAGAAGATTTCCAAAAATGGAAAACGAATAATACGGATCAGACAGAAACATTTGCAAAAGTAGGAAAGGAAGTTTATCAAAAACTTAAACAATTTAAGTTGATTTAATTCAATATCAATATATTTATTGAAAAAAGATTATGGAACTACAAAATATTTTAGACAATTATTTGGGTAAAAGAACACGTTATACCCAAAAACAAGTAGCAAATGGCTTTAGTGAGGTTTGCGATTTAGATACAGGTGACTGTTATACTGTTAGAGAAAGAGACGGATTAATTGAGAGAGTTGACAATACAATGAGAACAAATAAAAAAATCCAAGTAGAAACATCTCACGGAATTAAACAATTATTAAATGGATAACATATGTCTATAGAAAAAAAAATTCTTCAAGAAATCAGACGCCATCACCAAATTAACAAATATGTGACGGAACAAGAAGTTGCACCTGATGCAGCACCACCAATTCTAGATCCTAATGCCCCACCACCTGTAGATCCAATGGCGGGGGGTCAAACTCCACCACTCGGTGCTACAGACCCTATGCTCCCACAAGAGGCTCCACCACCTGAAGTTATTGATGTATCTCAAGATGACGAAGTTGAGAAAATAGGTTCTGAAGGTCAAACTGAGGAAACAGAATCAGGAACCGAGGAACTCGAGATTACGGATCTAGTAAATGCTCAAAAGGATATACAAAGTAAACAAGAAGAATACTTTGATAGGATGTTTAAACAATTAGACACACTTCAATCGAAAGTAGGTGAGATGGATCAGTTAATTGATAAAATCAATTCCTTGGAAACAAAAGTTGAAAAATACAGACCCAAAACCGCTCAAGAAAAATTAGAATTGAGAAGTTTGGATTCAGGCCCATTCAACCAAAAGTTGACAGATTTTTTTGATGAAAAAGAGGAAGACCTTGAAAAGTCAGGAAAAAATGAGTATATTCTGACATCAGACGAAGTAGAAAACATTGTACCATCAGAAGTTAAAAAAAGTTTTGATATTACTCTACCTACACCTGATACAAATTTCAGATCCTATTATTGATTTTTTCACATTTTATCGTATATTAAAAGGGTTATTAAACCCTTTTTTTTTTTATTCACTATTTTAAATTTCTAAAAACAACATGATGAGTTCATTAGACGCCGTTTTGGCACAGTACGAGAAAAACCACTCAGGTGATGGTTTATCTCAAGAGGAAAAAATGAAGAAATACTTCGCTTGTATCCTCCCACAAAATTCCTCAACAGGACAAAAAAGAGTACGAATTCTCCCTACCAAAGATGGTTCGTCCCCATTCAAAGAAGTTTACTACCATGAACTTCAAGTCGGTGGAAAATGGGTAAAACTGTATGACCCAGGTAAAAATGATAATGAGAGGTCTCCTTTGAACGAGCTCTACGAAGAGTTGAGGTCTACAGGAAAAGAGTCAGATAAAGAGTTGGCGAAACAATATAATTCAAGAAAGTTTTATATTGTAAAAGTCATCGATCGTGATGCTGAAGAAGAGGGTGTAAAGTTTTGGAGGTTCAAACACAACTACAAAAATGATGGGATTCTTGATAAGATCATTCCTATTTGGAGACAAAAGGGTGATATCACAGACTCCGAAAAAGGTCGAGATTTAATTATTGAGATGGCAAAACAAAAAACACCCAAAGGTGCGGAGTATACCGCAATCCAAACCATCATGCATGATGACCCTAGCCCACTACACACTGATCCAAAAATCAAAGAAGAGTGGATTAAGGATGAACTAACGTGGAATGATGTATACTCTAAAAAACCAGTCGAGTATCTTGAAGCAATTTCAAGAGGAGAAACACCACGTTGGGACTCTAATGCTAATAAGTACGTTTACGGAGATTCAACTGAATCACAAACAAGTATGGGCGGTGCGTCATCCTATGAAGATCCACAAATGAACGCTGATCCAGACGAAGATCTTCCTTTCTAAGATTAGAAAAAAATGAAAAAAGTATACATTGCTTCAGACCACGCAGGGGTAGATTTGAAAGAACTACTTGTGAAAAGATTACAGTCGGATGGTTTAGATGTTGAGGATCTAGGTCCTAACACCTATGATGCGGTCGACTACCCAGACTTCGCTCACAAAGTATCCAAGAAAATCTCAAATGAACCTGAGAATTTTGGAATACTCCTGTGTGGATCTGGTAATGGTGTATCAATTACATCCAACAAATGGGCAAATGTTAGAGCGGCAGTTTGTTGGAACTCTGAGACGGCATCTCTAGCAAGGTTACACAACAATGCAAACATATTGTGTATACCTGCTAGATTCGTCTCTGTAGAAGATGCTATCGATATTTTGGATTATTTTATGGAAACCAAATTCGAAGGTGGAAGACACGAAAGAAGAGTCAACAAAATTCACATACCAACACATTTAATTTAAGTTATGGCAATTAAGAAAAAAGATTTTACAGATATTAAGAAAAAGTTTTCCACATCCGCTAAATACAAGCCTCAAGAGTACTTTGATTTAGGCCGTGAATTTTTGGATGCCGTTGGCTTACCAGGTCCAGCGATTGGTCACATCAATATGTTACTCGGTCACTCTGACACGGGAAAAACCACCGCATTAATCAAAACAGCGATTGATGCTCAAAGGAGAAATATTCTACCCGTATTTATTATAACCGAACAGAAATGGGATTTTGGTCATGCAAAAATGATGGGTTTCGAATGTGAAGAAATTGTTGATGAGTCGACAGGTGAAATAGATTGGGAGGGTTTCTTTTTATTCAACAATAATTTTTTGTACATAGAACAAATCACAGATTATATCAATGAAATTTTGGATGCCCAGGAAAAAGGAGAAATTGATTATGATTTAGTTTTCCTTTGGGATAGTGTGGGATCGGTACCTTGTAAAATGACTTATGACGGTAAAGGTGGTAAACAACACAATGCATCTGTTCTATCTGATAAAATTGGTATGGGTATCAATCAAAGAATTTCTGGAACAAGAAAATCTGAATCAAAATTCCAAAACTCACTGGTAATTGTTGCCCAACCTTGGGTTGAGCTTCCTGATAATCCATTTGGACAACCCAAAATCAAGAGTAAAGGTGGTGAATCTATTTGGTTAAACTCATCGATCGTATTGTTGTTTGGGAATCAAAAGGGTGCTGGTACAACTAAAATTACGGCAACCAAGGACAAGAGAACTGTCAAATTTGCATCTCGTACCAAAATTTCAGTATTGAAAAACCACATTAATGGTTTGGGTTATGAGGATGGTAAAATCATTGTAACACCTCATGGGTTTATTTCGGGTAAAGATAGTACCGAAGAAAAAACTTCTGTTGAAAAATACAAAAAAGAATACGCCGATTATTGGAAAGAAATTCTCGGACTGGAAGGTGATTTTACATTGAAGGAAGAAACTGAGATAGATAATGAACAATAGTGAAAACATTATTAATTGATGGAGATAATTTATTCAATCTCGGATTCTTTGGTGTCAGAGACTTCTTTGTTGACGGAACACACATCGGTGGATTATACCATTTCATCGACGCCATTCGTAAACAATTGGACGAACACGATTACGACAAAGTTTTTGTCGTTTGGGATGACGAACATAACTCAAGTAGGCGACGAGAAATATACCCTTACTATAAGTTAAATCGTAGAGAAAGACTGAATGAGTTCCAAAGAGAATCATTCAATATTCAAAAAAACAAAGTCCAAAATTATCTAGAGGAGTTTTTTATAAGACAACTTAAAGTTCCTTACAATGAGGGTGATGATTTAATTTCCTACTATTGTCTACACGCAGAAAAAGAAACAATTACCATTTTTTCTTCAGATAAAGATTTACTTCAACTTTTAAATTCACGAATTAGTGTTTATTCTCCACTTCACAAAAAATATTTTTACGAAGGTGATAAAATAAAACTTGATGAAATAGAAGTTCCTCACGTTAACTTACTACTTGCTAAAATTTTATTAGGTGACAAATCTGATAATGTTTTTGGAATATTAAACTTCGGTGAAAAAACTTTGGTTAAATTTTTTCCAGAGGTATTGGAACATCCAACAACACTTGAACATATTCTAAGTAAAACAAAAGAAATATATCAAACTAAAAAATTGAAGGGGTTAGAAAATCTGATGAGTGGTAGATGTAAGAATTCGGAAGAGGGACTAGAGTTTTTCAATAAAAGAAGAATGATTATGGATTTACACAACCCTATGATAACTGAAAACGCAAAAGAGTTGGTTCTAGAAAACATTCGAGATAATATAGACCCTGAAGGAAGAAGTTACAAAAATGTTATTCGAATGATGACACAAGATGGATTTTTTAAGTATCTCCCTAAAACAGATGAAGGGTTTGTTGAGTTCCTTCGTCCGTTTATGAAGTTAACAAGAAAAGAAAAAAGAAAATTCAACAGAGAAGAAAAAAGTTAAAAAAATTTGAAAAACCCAAAAAAACCCTTATATTTTAATAAATTCAATAAATTATGAAAGAACAAGATTTAACTAAGTTAGAATTCCTTATCACATTGAATAACAATATTGTTATTCAAAGATATTTCAATGTGAAAAATTACAATCCCGTGGCTGAGAGATCACTCGATGTTTATGAATACATGAAATATTTTGTCGAAGAATTTCTTATGGAACAGAAAATGAGGACCACAGTTTATATGATGGATCTCGTGGATGAGATTATGGAGGATCCTACAATATTGGAGACCTCTATGACCGATGGACCTGAAATTTTTCACTTCAAAATAATGAAAGAAAATATGACAATTTGTCATAGATCACTAGATGCAAAAATTTTTCCACCTAAAATAAGATACACCGTAGACATACGTCAGCAAGTAAAAAGTGTACTTAAGGACCTTACTGACATTTTTGCAGCGAAAGATTTTGAGACAAATTACCTTGACTATAGTCTAGTTTGATTGTATTTATCAATACACAAAAGAAAAAATTATGTCGAGAAACTTTGAATATTTAGGAGAAACTTTCCAATTACAACTTATCAATCAACTTATTGTTGAGAAGGATTTCTCACACACTATCCTCGACGTGTTAGAATCAACACACTTCGAAAACAAGTATTTCAAAACACTTGTTCAACTGATAAAAGAGTATTACATCAAGTATGAATGCTCACCTTCCTTTGAAACACTTTATCAAATTGTTAAAAGTGAATTTCCACAAGAACTGATGTTGAAGATATTGAATGATACAATATCTAAAATTCAAAAAGCCCCCATCGATGGTCTTGCCTTTGTACAAGAAAAAGCCCTGAAGTTCTGTAAACAACAAGAATTACAGAAAGCCATTACCAAATCGCAAAAGATATTGGATAGTGGGGAGTTCGAAAACTACGACAAGTTAGAGGAATTGATTAAATCAGCTCTTCAGATTGGAGAAAACAACAAAAACATTGTAGATGTTTTCGATGATCTCGAGGACCTTCTTAAAGAAGATTTCAGACACCCAATTCCTATGGGTATACCTGGTATCGACAACCTATTAAAAGGTGGACTAGCAAAGGGAGAAATAGGTGTAATACTCGCTCCGACAGGGGTTGGTAAATCGACCATTCTTACTAAGATCGCAAACACAGCGTTCAACTTAGGATTCAACGTACTTCAAATATTTTTTGAGGACAACTTGAAAGTAATCCAAAGAAAACACTTCACACTTTGGACTGGAATCTCTCCCGATGACTTACCAAATCATAAAGAAGATGTAATTGCTAAAGCTGAAGAAATCCAAAACACTTCTCAAAATAATTTATACCTTAAAAAACTAGCATCAGATACATATACTATGACTCAAATCAAAAGTATGGTAAGAAAAATGATAGCGGACGGTAATCCAATTGATATGATTGTTTTGGATTATATTGATTGTGTCGTACCTGATAAAAACTTGGGAGATGAATGGAAAAGTGAAGGTTCTGTGATGAGGGGATATGAGGCGATGTGTCATGAAATTGGTGTTGCAGGTTGGACTGCAACCCAAGGAAATAGGAGTAGTATATCCTCTGAGATCGTAACTACCGATCAAATGGGTGGATCTATTAAGAAAGCACAAGTTGGTCACGTAATTATTACAGTTGCTAAGACCTTACAACAAAAAGAAGCGGGTCTTGCGACAATGGCCGTTACGAAGTCTAGAATAGGTAAGGATGGAGTAGTATTTGAAAATTGTAAATTTGATAATGAAATGCTCGTTATTGATACAGAAAATTCTGTAACTTTCTTAGGATTCGAAGAGAACAAAGAAGAAAGAAAAAGAGACAGAATTAAAGAACTTATGGAACAAAGACAACAAAGATTGTCAGAAAAAACAAACAACTAATTTAAATTTAATAACTATGGAAAAGATTTTACAAGAAAATCCGAATCGTTTTGTCCTATTCCCAATCCAACATGAAGATTTGTGGAAACTCTACAAACAAGCTCAATCTTGTTTTTGGACAGCTGAAGAAATTGATCTACAACAAGACCTAACTGATTGGGAAAAATTAAATGAGGGTGAAAAATATTTTGTCAAGAATGTATTGGCGTTTTTTGCGGCCTCGGACGGAATCGTAAATGAAAACCTTGCTGAAAACTTCGTAAAAGAAGTTCAGTATACTGAAGCAAAGTTTTTTTACGGGTTTCAAATCATGATGGAAAACGTTCACTCAGAAACTTATTCTCTGTTGATTGACACCTATATCAAAGATAAAGAAGAACAAAATATATTGTTCAATGCAATAGAAACTATTCCTGCCGTTAAAAAGAAAGCGGACTGGGCACTTAAATGGATTGGATCGTCCTCCTTTACGGAAAGGTTAATTGCCTTTGCGGCAGTAGAGGGTATATTCTTTTCTGGTTCATTTTGTTCAATCTTTTGGCTTAAAAGACGTGGATTAATGCCTGGGTTGAGTTTTTCCAATGAATTAATATCTCGGGATGAGGGACTACATACCAATTTTGCGGTTCATTTGTATCGCCATCACATCCAAGACCAACTATCAAAAGAGAGAGTTTTAGAGATTCTAACCTCAGCACTTACGATTGAAAAAGAGTTTATTACCGAATCACTTCCAGTAGATTTAATCGGAATGAACTCTAAACTAATGTGTCAGTACTTGGAGTATGTTACTGATAGACTGTTAGTTGATTTGGGTATTGGTAAAGTTTATAATTCAGAAAACCCATTTGATTTTATGCAAAATATTGCATTAGAAAACAAAACAAACTTTTTTGAAAAACGAGTATCTGATTATTCTAAACGAGGGGTGGGGGATGTAATTGAAACCAAAGAAATAAATTTTGAAGAAGATTTTTAAAAATAAAAAGTAATGGAAGTTGTAAAAAGAGACGGAACAAGAGAATATGTGAAATTTGAAAAAATTTCATCAAGAATCAAAAAGCAAACATATGGTTTGAATGAAGATTATGTTGATTACTTTGAAGTATCAAAAAAAGTAATTGCTGGTTTATATGACGGAGTGACAACGGAGGAACTAGATCGATTGGCTGCGGAAACATCAGCATCACTAGTAACTAATCATCCTGATTATTCTACCTTGGCGGCACGTATTGCGATTACGTCGTTGTATAAAAGAGTTGATAAAAGGTTCACTGCTACAGCAGATAAGTTATATCATTACATCAATCCTAAAACAGGTGAGAAAGCGGGTATGATTTCAGATGAAGTGTACAAAGTAATTGTTCAACACGGAAAAGAATTGGATGCGATGGTTGTCCATGATCGTGATTTTAATTTTGATTACTTTGGTTTCAAAACCTTAGAAAAAAGTTATCTACTTAAAATGTTTGGTGAGGTTGCAGAAACCCCCCAACATTTATACATGAGGGTTGCTGTAGGTATTTGGCTTGATAATTTGGAAATGGTACAAAAAACCTATGATATGTTATCACAAGGGTTATTTACCCATGCAACACCTACGTTATTTAATTCTGGAACCAAACGACCACAATTGAGTTCTTGTTTCTTGTTAGATATTGATGATGATTCAATTCCTGGAATTTACAAGACATTATCAGATTGTGCGGTGATATCTCAAAATGCTGGAGGTATAGGTGTAAATATTCACAAAATAAGAGCTAAAGGTGCTTATATTAAAGGAACCAATGGATCTTCAAATGGTATTATTCCTATGTTGAAGGTGTTTAATGAAACTGCCCGGTATGTTGATCAGTGTTTTGTTCCAGATACAAAAGTTAAAACAAATCTTGGTTATAAAAAAATTTCAGAGATTACTGTTGGTGATATGGTTTTGAATTCAAACGGTACTTACAATCCAGTATCAAATGTCAAGAAGTTCGAAAAGAAAGAAAGAGATTTTATAACCATCAATTCTTCTATTGGTGAGAATACTGTAACACGAGGGCACCTATATCTTACAATAAAAAATGGTAAGAAAGATGAAAACTTAACATATAAAATTCAAAACAAGTTGGTAAAAGCGGAATGGGTTGAAGCTGAAAATTTGACAACTGAAGATATTTTGATTAAAATTAAATAAAATTTCTTCCACCTCTATATTTATTTGTAAAAAGGAGTATGAAAAATTTTTATTCAAATGATAAATCGGGAAAGAAAAAAAAATATCATTATATGATAACATATCATCCTCAAATAACAAAAGATATTTTGGATTGGGCAAAAATTCATGGTTTGTATGGTCTTTCTTTTGATGAATTAAGTTATTTAAAGTTTCATAATTTAGAATCAGTACCATCAGACCAAAATGGATTTAAACCTTTTCATGGTTGGTCTAAAGGTTATAACAAGAATGGAAAAATAAAAAAACTTGAAGAAAAATTCATTGAAAATGATTTATTAAAGTTTAAAGTTTCACTTACTACTGAGCAATTGGAAGGTCAAAAAAAATGTGGAATGATATCTCAAATAATACAAAACAATTATATTTTGTCGGAAAAAATTGATCAATTATATGATAATACAATCCCAAGGAGACAAAAAGTTGATATGTTTTTAAATGACATAGTTGAAATTCCAAAATGTGAAATATGTAAGAAGACATGTCTCTCTAGATTGACACATAGGGAATTCAGAAAAACGTGTTCGGAAAAATGTAGACGGGAGTTAGAGGCTAGTTTTAAATCATATGTGTTAGATATAGGGGGTGAAAAAATTAAAGTTCAGGGATATGAAAGGTATGTATTACCAACTTTAATTGAACAATATGGTAGATCTGACTTAAAAATAGGATTCGAAAATAATCCTATAGAATATACTATGGATGGAAAATTAAAAAATTATTATCCTGATATATTCGTTAAAAGTGAGAACAAAATTATTGAAGTAAAATCTACTAGAACATTTGAACTTGACAGAAAAAAAAATTTATGTAAAAGAGATGGTTGTATATCAAAGGGATATAATTTTAACTTTTACATTTGGCACAAAGGAAAAATAAAAATAATTTAAAAAAACTATGAAAAATACAAATATTCAATTAGACCATCAAATTTTAGATGGTGAAATCGTAAGTGAAATTGTTAATCTAAATTTAGATGAGATTGAGTTAGTAACTATAGAGTCTATTCAGGAAACAAAAATAGATACTGAAGTATATGATTTGGAAATCGAGCAACTCCCAAATTATACTACAGATATAAGTTTAGTTCACAATGGCGGGGGTAGGAGAAAAGGTTCTATTGCGGTATATCTTGAACCTTGGCATGCTGATGTATTTGACTTTTTAGACCTTAGAAAAAATCATGGTAAGGAAGAAATGAGAGCTCGTGATTTGTTTTTAGCTATGTGGACACCAAACCTATTTATGGAAAGAGTTGAGAGTGATGGACTATGGTCTTTATTTTCACCTGAGGAAGTACCTGGTTTGATTGATGCATATGATACACCTGATTCGAAAGCTTTCACTGAGTTTTATACAAAATACGAACGGGAGGGTAGAGCCATCAAAACGATCAAAGCTCGTGAACTTTGGGAAAAGATTTTGGATTCACAAATCGAGACTGGTACTCCATATATGTTGTACAAAGATGCTGTCAATTACAAAACTAACCAAAAAAATTTGGGTACAATCAAATCGTCAAATTTGTGCTGCGAAATATGCCAATATACCGACAAAAACGAGATCGCAGTTTGTAATTTAGCGTCAGTAGCACTTCCTAAATTTGTGGACATTCCATCAGGAAAAGTACGTGAGAAAAACAAAAAGTTGCGGACTTACAACTTCCAAAAGTTATATGAAGTTGTTTATCAAATGACAGTTAACTTGAATCAAGTAATCGATATAAATTATTATCCTACAATAGAAACAAGAACTTCAAATTTCAAACATAGACCCATAGGTTTAGGAGTGCAGGGTTTAGCGGATACCTTTGTAATGTTATCTCTACCTTTTGAAAGTCCTGAGGCTCAAAAATTGAATAGTGAAATATTTGAAACAATTTATTTTGCGGCGTTGTCAGCATCAAAAGATTTGGCAATGAAACATGGTCCATATGAAACATACGAAGGATCACCAGCATCATTTGGAAAGTTACAGTTTGATTTGTGGGATGTCAGTATGGAGAATCTTTCTGGTTTATGGGATTGGAGTACGTTAAAGTCTCAAATTGAAAAACATGGACTTAGAAATTCCTTACTTGTAGCTCCGATGCCTACTGCGAGTACCGCACAAATTCTTGGTAATAACGAATGTTTTGAACCTTTTACAACTAACTTATACAAAAGAAATGTATTAAGTGGTGAATTTGTAATCATCAATAAACATTTGGTTGAGGATTTGGTTAACCTTGGACTTTGGAACGATAGAATTCGATTGAAACTATTTGACGGAAATGGGTCAGTCCAAAAGATAGATGAAATACCATCTGAGATCAGAGAAGTTTACAAAACTGTTTGGGAAATGAAGGGTAAAACTATTTTGGATATGGCTCGAGACAGAGCAATTTTTATTGACCAATCACAATCTCTAAACATTTTTATGCAAGATGTAACACAATCTAAGTTATCTTCGGCACATATGTACGGATGGAAATTAGGATTGAAAACAGGAATGTATTATTTGAGAACTAAGGCTAAAGCTGCGGCGATCAAAGGATTGGGTGTTGATATGTCAGCGTTGAATACTCCAGAAACACAAGAAAGTTTCAAACCCAAACCACTCGAAAACAATAATTTGACATTGACAGAAGATATGATAAACAAAGTTTGTTCTTTAGATGATCCAAATTGTTTGACATGTAGTTCATAGAACTACATCACAAAATTCAAGGTGGTATATTTATATGAAACCCATCAGTCTTCAACCGATGGAATAAAAGATGGGAATTGATTGTAAAAAAAACCAAATGAAAAACATCCAAATTAAAGGATATAAACAAACATCGTCAGGAACTGACGATTACAGACGTGGAGATGAAATAAGACCAACTATTGTTGGTACAATCAATGAAGCGTCCAAAATTCTGAACTTAGTTTCAGAATCCCAATCATCTTTAGTGGTTGGGTAGTTCAAACGTATGGCTCAAGGAAAGACATATGGAATAAGTTTTCCATTCGTGGATAGTATGGAAGGTAAGTATTTGGAGTTAACTGAATATGTTGCTGAAGAAATCCGAACGAATCTTATTCATCTTTTACTCACAAGAAAAGGTAGTAGATATTTTCTACCGAATTTTGGGACTAGATTGTATGAATACATTTTTCAACCAATGGACGGACCTACCTTTTCTGAAATTGAATCTGAGATACGAGACTCTGTACAACAATTTTTACCCAACTTACAAATCACAAATATAGTCATACAGGCAGCTTCTGATGAAGCTGCTGGTATGACAGTGACAACTGCGGGAAATGTGGTTAATCCTGAGTTATCAATACCAAATCAAAATGTCTCAGAATATACAGCTAAAGTTAGAATTGATTACGCAATTTCTAACGATGTCTTTAATTCTAAAGATTTTGTAATTATTAATATCTAATATGGCTGAAAGAAAAATATCATACACTGCGAGAGATTTTGTAACTATAAGACAGGAACTCATCAATTATACAAGGACATATTATCCTGAGTTAATTGACAACTTTAACGACGCTGCCGTATTTTCGGTATTTCTAGATCTTAACGCTGCGGTTGCGGACAATCTTCACTATAATATAGACAGAAGTATTCAGGAGACCGTACTTCAATTTGCACAACAAAGATCATCAATTTACAACATAGCAAGGACATATGGATTAAAAATTCCAGGTCAAAGACCTTCAGTTGCTTTGGTTGATTTTTCGATAACGGTACCTGCGTTTGGGGACAAAGAAGATGAACGGTACTTAGGTATTCTAAGAAGGGGAAGTCAAGTAATTGGCGCAGGTCAAATATTTGAAACGGTATATGACGTTAATTTTGCATCACCTTTCAATATTGATGGGATTCCAAATAGGTTGAAAATACCTAATTTCGACGTAAATAATAATTTAATTAATTACACAATAACCAAAAGAGAAACTGTAGTTAATGGAATTACAAAGGTCTTCAAAAGAACCATTCTTCCAAATGATGTAACACCCTTCTTTAGTTTTTTCTTACCTGAAAAAAATGTCTTAGGAATTACATCGATGATACAAAAGCCTGGAACTGCCTATTCGAATATTCCATCGGATCAAGAATTTTTAGGTGCTCAAGGTAGATGGTATGAAGTCCCAGCGTTGGCTGAGAGTCGCATATTTGTTGAGGATCCATCAAAACCATCCGATGATCCAGCAATCAAAGTAGGTGTATACATTGAAACTCAAAACAGGTTTATCACAGAATACACACCCGAGGGTTTTTATAAAATTACTTTTGGTGGAGGTACTAACACTGCGGATGACCAACTTAGAGAATTCACGGCTTTAGATGTACCACTCAAGGTACAACGATATCAAAATAACTCACTAGCGTTGGGGGCTATACCACAAGCAAATTCGACATTATTTATTCAATATAGAATCGGTGGTGGACTTGGTACAAATTTAGGGGTCAATGTAATTAATCAAATTGGGTCTGTAAATTTCTTTGTAAATGGCCCATCTGAGACAATCAATACCCAAGTAGTTAATTCTTTGGTTTGTAACAACCCAACTGCGGCTATAGGAGGTGCAGGATACCCATCAACGGAGGAAATTAGAAATTACGTAACATACAATTTTAGTGCTCAAAATAGAGCGGTAACAATCCAGGATTATGAAGCTGTTTTAAGAAATATGCCACCACAATTTGGTGCACCTGCAAAAGTTTCAATAACTGAAAATAATAATAAGATAAATGTTAATGTTTTGTCATACGATCAAAATGGTAGATTGATTCCTGAGGTATCTCAAACTTTGAAAAATAACATTGCTGAATATCTTTCAAACTACAGGATGATAAATGATTATGTTACAATCGGTAGTGCTCAGGTTATTGATATTGCAATAGATACTTCAGTGGTCTTAGATGCGTCACAAAATCAAGGAGTTGTTATCACTAATATAATTGATAAGATCTCTACATTTTTCAGTCCAGCTATCAGAGGTATGGGACAAAATATAGTACTATCGGAACTTTATAGAATCATACAAAATGAAAATGGAGTATTGAGTATAAACGACATTTCAGTTTTTGGAAAAGTTGGTGGACAATATTCATCCGCACAAACATCGATGCCGTATTCTGATTCTGAAACTAAAAAAATATCTTTGGTTGATAATACAATTTTCGCAGAACCAAATCAAATTTATCAAATCAGATTCCCAAATAGAGATATTACTGTAAGAACCAAAAACTACCAGTCAATTATTTTGACGTAAGAATTCACTTATCGATTCGTAGAATTACATTTTGAAAAATAGTAGTATTACTATTTATCAAAAAAAGACATTTCTATGTCCAATAGCTACAGAATCAGAACCCAGGTAGGGGTAGACAAACAAATCAGTATTCAATTGGATCAAGATTTTGACCAATTAGAAATTTTATCTTTGAAGATTCGACAAGAAGAGGCATATCCACGTTTTTGTGCGGATTACGGAGTTGTTGCGGGGAGAGTTATCGTAAATGATGGATTTGGTGTTCCAAATGTTAAGATAAGTATATTTGTACCTCTAGATCAAGTTGACTTACAAAATCCAATAATATCGACTTTATATCCGTATAGAGATGTAACAGATGTTAATGATGATGGTTACAGATACAATCTTTTACCCTACGATAAACAACACGGTGGTCACACACCAACAGGTACTTTCCCGTCAAAACAAGATATTATTACTAATCCTGCACTGATAGAAATATACGATAAATATTACAAATATACTGTTAAAACCAATGCTAGTGGGGATTTTCTAATAATGGGGGTACCACTTGGTGAACAAAAATTGGTCATGGATTGTGATTTATCTGACATCGGACCGTTCTCATTAGCACCACAAGATTTAGTTGACATAGGACTTGCAACACCTGAAGAGATAGACGGTAACAAATTTCCATCATCTAACAATCTAGACTTACTACCACAGATAATCAATCAAGTAAAAACAATTCAAGTTCAACCTTTTTGGGGTGATCCTGAAACCTGTCAAATAAGGATTACACGAGAAGATTTTAACTTACTTGATTCAGGAGTTAAAATTATACCTTCAGCCATTTTTATGGGATCTTTGTTTTCCAATGTAGATGAACAAAGCTTAAGTAAAAGATGTAGACCTAAAAATGGAATTGGTAAACTTTGTAATCTAACGAGTGGTCCTGGTGAAATAGTTGCGGTTCGTCAAACAATTTTCAATGATGAAAATGGGTATCCTATTCTAGAACAAGCTGAACTACCAAATGGTGGTAAAGTTATCGATGTTGATGGTACATTTGTTTTTAATGTTCCTATGAATATGGATTACGTAACAACTAACGAGTTTGGAGAACAAATCATTAGTTTGGATCCATCTGTCGGTATTCCAACATCAGGAAAATATCGGTTCAAAATTAAGTATGATCAACCACCAACTTTTCAAAAAAGAGAAATACGAAGAGGTTATTATTTGGTACCAAATATAAAAGAGTATGGATGGTCTGTATCACAAACCGATCCTGCCTACAATATTAGCACTAACTCAACGGAGTATAAAAAATTCCAAAGTTCGTATTATTTTGGACTAGATTGGAGTGGTTATACAAACGGATTTACAATAACTAACAATGAATTTATAGATAGGATGACCGAGATGGTAAATTGTCAAGACACATTTTATCAACTCAAATATAGAAAAGTTTACACAACTGCAGCCTTAATAGATAATTTTAAAAGTGGTGATTTTGTAAATAGATTTGTAGCCATCAAAGATATTACTGATGAAACTTGTGAAGGTACAATCAATAAATTTCCATCGACCGATGCAAATTATAAATTTGATTTTATTTTTTTTGTTGCAAATATCTTATTAACTATTTTAGGTCCGATATTACTTGTCCTTATTGTTCAACTACATGTACTTTCATTATTACTAACATTCATCAGAGAATTTTTTATAGTTGTGTTGTTACCAGTACTTAAACTAGTTTACAGGTTATGTAATTGGGCAAACAAAATCGGGTTCAAGGTAAAATGTAAAAAACCACCATCACCATCAGAAATTAGGAAAAGATTTCCAGATTTGAAAAAACTTAAAATACCGATGTTAACTTATCCTGATTGTCAAGCTTGTGATTGTTCTAGTGATGATATATTAGGTGGTGGTGGATTTGATGATACAAGTTGTAATGCTGATTTGAACATTGCTGAAAATTGGACACAACCATACAATGCTGGACCAAATGGTGAAAGTATAGAATTCGATAATATTCAATATATGTTTGCAGGATGGGGTTGGGATGAAGTCGAACCACGAGGACATCCTTATGAACAAAGAATCCCAAAAGCAGAGATGGGAGGAAATTCATACAGAAATTGGTATTATTATGTAAATTCGTTACCCCCATGGGAAACTATCAATATGTTTTCACTAAAAGGAAACTATTTTAATCACCCTACTGTGGGGGCTACGAGTGGAGGTATTAGTAGAATAGGTGTAACATTCAATCCAGATTTCAATGTTGGAAAACAACATTACGACAACGCAATTGCTCTGATAGTAGATGAACAATGTTTCACATCTCTTTCAGGACAAACATTATTAACATTCCAAAACCCGAATTTATCTAAGGATATTAACGCGGCTAATGTTATATCAGGTGTAACTTATACAAATATAGATATAGAAGTAAATTATGCCAATTTTTCAAACACTAATTTACAAAACAGTTCAGTTAATTATAGGATTGGAGGAAATGCCCCATTACAAACGACAGATTCGAAGTACTTTTTTCCTTCAGACTTGGAATACTTTCAGGTAATAACTGGAATGTCTTACAATCAGTTTGTTTCGTTAAACGTAACAAACAGTTCTTCTGGAGGGATTAATTTTCTATGTTTAAATGTGACTTTTAATTTATTACCAGACCCAAATATTAATGTAAATGCACAAAATTACCAAACATTAAATGAACACACGATCGAATATACGGATTGTTTTGGAGTTCAACAAATTGAAAGTTTAGTACCAGGACAATACTCAAGATGTGTCAGAACCCAACAAGGACAACAACCTCAAATAACAAATCAATGGACTGATCCAGCTAATCACACACAACCAGGTAGTGCAACACCAATTTCACCGCAAATACTATTCACTACAAACTGTTCTAATCAACCCACTCCACCACCTCAGAACGTATATGTACTGTCAGATAGTTTATACAAAAGATTATCAAAACAATTTACTTTATATTGGGATCCTCAAGGGTTCCAAACAGGTGCACCTTTTTCAGCCCCGAACTTGAGTGATTATTTGAGTTATTATAAAGGAGAACAACTTTACATAATTTTTATGGTAAGAGGGGTTGATCCATACAGTGGGAAACATAAAGTAAAATATGATTTATCTAGGTTATTTGGGTATGATACAAGTTTTAACCCAAACACAATAACTGTTGAGGGAAATTATTATTTAAATGTCCCAATACAAGCTGGTGGTCGTTGTGTTAGACACGACCAATTGGTAACCAATTCAGATACACAACCAGACGGAAATAATTCAAACGCGACTTTAAAACTTTACTTTGAGTCATACCTATTCGCGCCTGGTATAAATTGGAATTCTTACAATTCAGATTTACATTTATATTATTCCTCATTGGATGGTACACAAATAGACAAGTTCCAAGCACCTGGTTATTTCAATAACCAATTAAGTTTAGGACCCACTCTGTCAATAACTGATGTTAATCAAACTACAACATCGTTAAAATTGGAAGTAAAAGTACAGGGGACGAATAATGCATATATTCAGGATGAGTATATTGAAGGCGGTTCATACATTAGATATGGACCTTCAGGGGTCAATTCTTTTCCAGGTAATATAAAACCTACTGTATATTTTGGTCCATCCTATATCAATGGTTCGTATTCTACACCAACACCACCACCGAACAGACCTATTTTACAAATGACCGATCAATTTAAATTGGTAATGAGAACGGACAGATTACCTACAGGTACTGATTTGGATACATTGGGTACCAATACATTTTCATTTCAGTGTAGCACAAGTTTAGGTTTTTACTTTATTTCAGAATCTGGTGCAACAAATGTTATTTTGGGTGACTTGGTACCAGACCCACCTTTAGATGATTTGAATGATGATATTGTTACGGGTAACACAACTCAAAAAATTTTGGAAAGTTTAACTTGTCAAGGATTGGTTGATTTGGATTGTTATGTGGGTTATGGTTCTAATTTAATCATCAAACCTTCTACAGACCCATGTAACACGAATACGAATAGGAATTTACCAGTAATCAAAGATGGGTGTTATGTACTTTTGAATGAACCTTTTGGTAGTTTGTTTGGGAGAAATAACGATTTCACAATATTAAGTGAATGGAAACTTAGGTTTCGTACAACACTTGCACTATGTCGCGGTGTTGTTTCACAAAGTTTTAATAATTCTTGGGTTAATGGAGGTCTATTTGCATTTCCGTTCAGTAGTAATGTTTTTTTCGATTCTAATAACAAACCATTTGTTAGGAGAGTAGGACCTAATGTCCAAGGACAATCTGTTGAGTATAGTTTTTGTGGATTACAATTAGCATTTGAAGAACAATCAAATAATTTTTATTACAGATCTAGTCCTTACAGTTTAACTTCAGGATTTATTGGTGCGTCGTATAGTCCAAACTTTTACAGAAGACAGTCAAATTCAAAATACTTGAAATACCCGACCACTATGGTAGATTTGGGTCCCCAATTTTTTTGGACAAAAGATGTGTACTATTCGAATGATTACTACGGGTATAATATGGACAATTTGGATCCAACCTCATATGGCCCAACAGAAAATTTAACATCTGTATTTGCCCTGTCACGTATTCTCAATACTAACGAATTTTTCTCGGCAGGTGTTGTAAGAGGTTTATTTTCTAGATCTAACTTAAGAGTTGATGGTGATTACGCTCAAATGTTACAAATAAATTCTCAATACGGTATAAATCCATTTAATGCTGAAAATTATCCCGACGATGGAACAACTTCATCTTCAATATATTTTGGACTAACTCCGTCCAATTTTATAGGTTTAAGGCCCAAACCAGTATTTGGTATTTTTTATTCTGGTGAAACTACGGATAGAGATTTGATTTCACCCAAAAGGATCGACTACACCCTAACAGGATCGGTTGTAGATTTTGTTGCCGACAGTTTGCCTGTTGTAAACCAGACAGTTCCATTTTACCCATGGAAAAATAATGGTTTTTCGAATATAGCCAACAATGGTGTTTTCTCTATATTCGGAAGTGAATCAAATAGTTGGATTACAGATAAAACCACGTTTTCAGCCTTCACTTATCAAAGATTGGACAGATTTTATTTTCCTTTCTTTGTTGGTGGAAACCAACAGGTTCAAAATTCTTTGGGATATATCTATCAAACAGATCCTACAGGTTTGAATTTACCTAGTGTTGTGCCTGGAACAACAAATTTAGAAACATTAACTTCAGGGCCTTTCTACTTTTATTTTGGTATTAAAAATGGTGCTACAGCGATAGATAAATTTAGACAAAAATATATTCCGAACTAAAATTATGGATGTACAAAATTATCTAGTTGTAAAACCTGACTTGCTAAATGCCGCAGCACCTCAGACGGATATAAATATTAATACACAACTCAATGAAACTCAATCACAACTTATTGAGTATGAACAAACGTCTAACGTAAGTCTGATTACTGTATTTGATAATGAAAGACAAGATTCTAACATTTTTAGACCGACATATAAAATAAATTATATTTACGAAAATAATATAGTAGGTTACTGTCCAAACCCATCTTGGGAAAATTATTTGAATAATTTACACTATGTTGACCCTATAACATCTTTAGTTTCACAACAATGGAGTGGACTTCCATCTTATCAAGAATTTGAGTTTATACGAACAGATGTAACGAATACACAACTTAATATACCTGGACTTTTTGATGGATTTATAACAAAAAGTGCATCTTCTTATAATTGGGCGGTAAGATTATCATATCCTTTTGAAAACCTTACGGGAGTGACTATGTCATATAATTTTGGACCAAACAACTCATTCACATGGAAATCGGATGATGGGGTGCCTTTTATACTATCTATAGGGTCTGATAATGGGTTACAAATACTTCAGTTTAATTGTCCTGTCAAACATGGTTTATCTATTGGGGAATATGTTCAATTACTGTCTGGATTTACATACAACAATGTTGATACATATCAAGTTTATAGTTTGGGTAATAACACTTACGGTTCGGACGAATATATTTTCAACCTTTATAATGTTGGATACACGGGTAATACTTTTTTTTCAAGTAAAACTGGAACTTTCAAAAGAATAATTGACATTTATAATTCAGGAGAAACCAAGTCTAGGTATTATGTAAGAAATCATAAAATTATATCTAATGCTCAGGATACCATTACTACTCGAAGTGCTTTTGAAGAAAATTCTTATGCAAACAAATCTTCCTACCAACTGTCGGCATTAACACCAAATAAGATCGCTAAGATATTTCAGTATCAAAGTTCATATACATATAACGTAACATTTGAGCGTGATTTAGATTTAACAAATTTATTAGACAACAACAAACGACCTGTTTCAGAAATATTTGCGTCGTTCCAATGGGTAGGATATTTTGGATGGCATAATCGATTACAGAGGGGTTGGCAATTTAATTTAACAAGTGGTGCGACAAATACATGGTTCGATTTCACCAATTCGGACTCAATAGAAGATGTTAGAACATCCCAATATTCAAGAGTTTCTAGAGGATTATTCAACACGACTCCAAATTATTTCAATTTTACAATCAATTTACCAAAACAAAGTGGTGATACTGTTCTTGGAGATTTTTGTGAGTTTAACGACACAGAACAATTGGAAAGGGTCATATCTCCGTATATGAATAAATTTACTTACAATCAATCGTTATTTACAACTGATGTCACCGCAAATCAAACAAATCCGAATGGGTTTTATTATCAAGTTCATTTTCCTGTAAGAATTAAAACTTTTTCTAATTATGTAGAAACTGCACCCCCCAATTTGGTGGATGTAGTTCCTAGTTACGCTTTTTTTTCAGAAAATCAAAATCTTTGGTTGTGGAGAGATCTCTACACTTATGGGTTTATCGATGATGAAGGAAGAGGAGTTGACTTTCCATTTCTAAATGAAGCACATTACCCATTTGGAAACATAACATTCAGATTGTTCTCTGATGAATCATCTTTCAATCCAATTGATTATTATCAAATAACAATACAACCTTTAATAGATCCGTGTGAATAAAATCGAAGTTATATTTAATAACCAATCAAAAGATTTGGTAATTCCACTAGAATCCTCATGGGATTTCTATGGTCAACAGGAGGGTGTTGAAAAATTTGAACAGAGTGTCTTGGAGCAAATTATTAACAAAGACCAAGATTTCGAAGTTTCAAGATTTGAACATAAATCCTACTACACAAATGTTAAAGAACAAACATCAATAAACTATGAGTTTTGGTTGTACAATCCTAACGTTATTAACACAACTACGACGATACCTGCATTATCAGGTACTTGGGAAAACTCATATACATCCAAGTTTTCTAACTTGGACATTTATTATCAAAGGCCTAATTTCAATAAATCTTTTTGGAAATTAGATTTGTACGATACACCAAATAATATTAATCAGAAAGTCTATATTACTATTATTTTACCCACACATCAAGGTTTAACACAACCCTCACAGTTAGGATTTTTCCAAAATGTGTTGATAAAAAAACCAAAATACGTTTTGGATTATTTAGGGGATAAAGAAGGGTTTTTTATTTATTGGTTAAAAAAAAGAAATTATTTGGATATTAATACTTTTTATATGTCTGCTAAATTTTTTAATGGAAATACTGGACAATTCATAAGAATGTTGAATAAACCTCAATATCAATTGGCGAATACATCAAATCCATTCTCTTTTAGTCAAGAAGATTATTTCTATTATCGAGTGAACTTAGATTATACGATCCAAAAGTATGAAGTATTTAAGTATCCGAATATAGTTAGAGTAGGGACTGAACTTGAACCCATAAAGTGGTATGAATATGTAAACCCGACATAGATGGAATCCGAAATAATAAGAGTCAAAATATCACCTGAATTTTTATTAACCAATAAATCAGAAATTCAAGTTTCAGGTGAAACATATGGAGTTTACTCAGGAGTTACTCAAATGCTCAAAAGTGGACCCAACGGGTCTTCTTTGTTTACAGGATTTACCATTCCAATCTTACTTACCCAAACAACCATTGATGTAGGTTATTTTTCTGTTTTTGATGGGGCATTATCTCAACTCAATGTTGTAACTAATTTTATATTTTCTTCTACTACAGGTAACCCATATACTTGGTACATTTACAATACATCCGACAATGAATTCAAATCATTTCTTGATTTATCATCCTACCGAGTGGATTGGGGTGATGGATCGCCTTTAGAAACAATCACAGCGTATACACCAAATTCTATTGTTCACAACTATCCAAACTCACCTAGTGGTTATACAATAACACTACAACAAGTAAATCCTTGGGGAAACACAACAGTCTTCAAACAAATCAAAACCCCATACCAACTAGTTCCAATATTGGACCCAACTGGTGAGGCGTATTTCACACCGATGGTCGGTAGTTGGACAGGAACTCCAATTTCTTATAATTTTATTTTCAGTGGTGATGCTGTGAACAATGTATCAGCTCAAATAAGTTCAGCATACATTACAGTTCCTTTTACTGTAAGTGGTATTACAACATCAAGACTAAGAGAATTATACATTTATGGGCCTCCACCAAATTACATTATCAATGTACCAGTCATACAAAACGGGGATATATTCGGAATTATTACAGATATCAATCCCGTATTTACCGCATATACTATTCAAAATATAGACTTTTTTGATTATAGTGATGGTACTTCAATTTATTTTTTAAACTCTAGTGGATTAACAGAGAATCATTTAGTTGCTGATCCGTTGGTTAAAGAAGAATTCTTATTAGGAGTCGTTTCAGAACCTGAAGTACAATCTGACATATTCATTGATCGTGGTAAAAATTCAGCATTAGAAAGAATTCAGAGGCTTGGTGAAATTGATAGTTTTAGGGATTTAACTACTTATGGTTATGGATTTTTTGATGTTAGCTAAAATGAAATTTCGATATTTATAAATAAAGTAAACTAAAAAAAAATGGCAATAGGTACATACGGAACAATAAGACCTGCGGACTGTTCACCTGAAGATGTAGAAATTTTAATGAACTACACACCTTCTAGGGACGTAACAAATGATTTTGTACTTACAAAATTAGATGCAACACAAATTTTAAGACCCTACTTTAACAACGCACAAACTGGGGGTAATGATAATGAAATTTTGGGGGGTCTTTATAATCTGAGACTACCAGCGGAAACGTTTACTCAACTTGGAATTTATACATTATACATTCGTCCAGCTCAGATAAGAACATCAATCACTGACTGTAATGTGCTTTCTGCTCTACCAAATGTTAAAGGTATAATAATTGATTTATCTAATGTACCAAGTCAATATGTAAATAAATTCCAAGCTCAAGGGTTAGTTGGTTTCAGGGTGGAATATCTCGATAGTAATGGAAGTAAAATTCCAAATTTTTTCAGAATAATAACATCTAACTTTTTTTGTGAAGCAATTGTTCAAAATCTTACAAACACATCACAAAAATCAATTAGATACCGATATAGTGAAGGTCAAACTAATTTAGTTTTTTGTACAGTATCACCTAGTAGTTCACCAAGCAATAATCCAGCGGCAACACCTTATATTGGTCAACCTGGACAAAATATTATCATTTCGAATACGTTTTTCAATCCTGTAACGGTAGAGGTTCAGGTAACCCAATATGATTTGGAAACACTGAATATTGCATTTTACGGTAATCAGACCAAGTCTATGGAGGATGGTATCTATACAATATACGATCCACAAAATAACATATATCAACAATTCAATCTTTATGAAATCAAAGATGAGTTCGATAACCTATTGTTTGAGGTTAAACAAAATAGAGGTGAAAATATCGATTTCAGTAAATCTTTTCAATTAATAACACAACAATAAGTGAATGGAAAGAAGGTTTTTTCGAACTAACGGAGCATCAGGAGCCGATACACCATTTGACAATATTGTTGGCTTACAAACGGTGACTGGTGGAGGGTTAACTCAAGGTAATTTTGAGTTCGATATTTCTTTGTCCGAAAAAAACAATAGAACCTTCAACATCGGAGTTTTTGGAGATCCAATATCATTGGATGTTTTAGGATTGACCTCGGTAAACGAGTCACGAGAATTACAATCAAAAGAATACAGAGTTTTTCCGAATATTGACTTATCGTTAGTAACCAATTTCACTCTTTATGGTTCACTGAGAAAACGTCTAGAAGTCTCAGTTCAACGAATACTTGGTTTTTTCCCTGCAGGGCTACAAATAGATTTTTTAGATTTAGATTATTCTACAGGAAATACCGCTTACAATATTTCTTACAATCAGATATCAGATTTGACAACATTAACAATAAACGTTAGTAAAATCCAGAATCCTTTTTCAATCGATTATAGTTCTAAATCAAGAATTAATTTACAAAATAGAGAGTCGGAATTTTCACCAATACGAGATTTAACTAATCGTTTCAGGGATTACGTCTTGGTGGTTGATGGGGTTAATTATACTATTATAGATTTTAGACCATCAGATAGTTTAACTTCAGGAACTATCACATTAAAAATTACAGGTAGACCTTTTGACACGAGTGTCACAAATTCAAATCTTTTAATAAGACCGAGTGATTTTTATGTTGAAAAAATATTTTCTGAAGATTTTGACGAAGTAGTTCAATTTTTATTGAACAGATTAGTTACACCAAAATATACTGCAACTTTTGCAGTACCTGTCGAGGGGGATAACGGAATAGCCGCAATACAAGCTAAATCGATTACCTTTCCTCTAGATGGTATTTGGAATCTAGACATTAGGACTAACAATTTCGAAAACTATTTGAGTAAACTTAACGAAATCGGCCAACAATTTGATGAGTTTAAAACCAACTTAGTTACAAGGTTTTTGACAACAAACTCTTTTTTAGAATTTGACACCCAAGACCAAAAAGTGTTCAAGGTACTTCAAATTTATGGTAGGAGTTTTGACCAAATAAAATTATACATTACCGCACTTGCGAATATGACAAGTGTACAATACCAACTAGGTGACACCATACCAGATGAGTTGTTAAAATATTTAGCACAAACGTTGGGTTGGAACATAAATGTTTCACCAATTGTTCAACAAGGTTATTTACAATCAACTTTATCAACATCAGGAGTAACTCAATATGAAGGTTACTCTCGAGAATTAACAGAAAATGAAATTAATTACAACTTTTATCAAAACTTAATTTTAAATTCAGCCTATTTGTATAAATCAAAAGGAACGAGAAAAGCAATCGAGTTTTTACTTAGATTTTTGGGTATACCCGAAGCTGTTACCGAGTTTAACGAATTTGTATATGTTGCAGATCAAAGAATTGATATGCAAAAATTTTATGACCAATTGTTTCAACTTACAGGTGGAACATATGTTAATGAGGTTACCGAATACGATTCTGAAATAACTTTTTCGATTTACGGAATAACCTATACAGGTTTCAGTTCTTCAACAATCGTACAATCAGTGAGTGTTAATTTCGACGACTACCCTGTTGATGAATTGGGATATCCATATGCTCCTATCGAAACTGACAATTATTTTTTCGAAAAGGGTGCGGGGTGGTTCGAATCAACTCCACAACATAGAAGTCCTGAAGTTGTTGTTCCAACATTTTCTGTCTTTACAGGTTCAAGTCCATTCGTACAAACAGAATTACAACCATTTACTTACGGTCAAGAATATTTTGAGAGGTGGAGATCATTCCCTTATATGAATTTGGGTTTCAATCTAAAATTAGTTAGAGACAACAAAAAATCGTGGCAACCACCTATTTTAAGAAAAAGTTCTAATGGTGGACTTAACGCTTACTATATTGTAGGAGATGATCGATTAGCAATTAATGCTAAGAATACCGAAATATATTTAAATCCAGGTCAGGGTTTATTATATGACGTGTGGTATATGTCTAGAAATTTTAACTATCCTATACCAAATTCAGGTATGACACCTGCTTACCCTAGTTTAGGGAGTTATAATTGGAGTTTCATTAACCCAGAAGCGGATAAGAAAACTTTTTTCGAATTTCAAATAGATTTTATTAGATCGACAATAAATGCTAGAGACAGATGGTTTAGTACTGACGGGAAAACGAGTGGTTATTCATCACTTTTAGATATTTTTTATAATTTCTTACAGTCCGTTCAAAATGCTGATGTACCTAACTATAATTTTACTTATAAAAAATTAATAGAATATGTTGATGGTTTGGGTACAAATTGGATACGATTGATAGAACAATTTGTTCCAGCAACAACTATATGGCAAACTGGTATAAGATATGAGAACTCTCCAATGCAGAGACAAAAGTATGTTTGGAAAAAACAAGAACCATGTTACTTGGTTTCATTGCAAGTAGCTAGAGTTCCTGTTACTCCAAGTCCAACTGCATCAGTCACGGCAACTCTGAATCAAACACCAACAACTACACCTACTAATACAATAACACCATCTATTACACCAACTATAACCCCTACTAATACTTTGACACCAACTGTAACTCCTACTGTTACACCGACTAACTCAATTACCCCAACAACCACTGCTACGTTCGGATTAACACCAAGTGCAACTCCAACGAACACTAATACTCAAACCCCAACAGTTTCCACAACCGTAACAAACACACCTTCGAACACTACAACAAATACGGTTACACCAACTAATACTGCGACACCTACGAACACACGTACGGTTACACCAACGACAACACCAACGAGAACACAGACACCCACTCCATCAGTGACATGTTCTGGTAGTACAGTTACTTGTTATGAGTTCTTACTTGATAACACGGGTATTGGTGCAACAACATATGGGTATACCGATTGTACTAACACAAGTCAAACAATTACTGTTGCTGCTAACAATTATGATGTAGTTTGTGCAATTACAATTCCTTTTAGAATTTCAGGAGCAATAGGTCCTGTACCAGTACAATTAGATCCTTGTGGTTCGGTATGTATTCCTCTTACACCAACACCTACACCTACTAGAACCCCAACACCAAGTAGTTAAAATATAAGTTTATGAGAATTGTCAATCCTAATAACCGAGTTTTTATACTTAACTACAATAGTGTAGCAAACGGACAATTATTTTCTTATGATTGTAACTACCAATACGTGACTACCAATATATTTCCTTGGGTATCAGAGTCTTCAGGTGTTTCTTCATTTTCGGATGTTTTGTATAACGTTTTGAATACCTATTTGAATAGTCAAAACATACTACTGAGTGATTGTTTATCGAATAGTTTGAATTCGTTTTGGTCGGTAGAAATAAAAATTAATGGTGTGGTCTTAGTTACACTACCCTTTTTCAGTGGAGTTGGAACTACACAAGTACCTAATAATAGTCAATGGAGAAGTGCAGTCAATTTGGCACTTTCACAATTACTTGGATTTAGTTATTATTACTTTTTTGTTGGCGAAGTTGTAACAATTTATAACCTATTGTGTCCACCAACTCAAAATTTAGTAGCAGTTGACATAAATGTAGGAATAAATTTCATAATTGAATGTAATTAAAATATGGCTGGTACTTTTAACGCAATTTATTCAGTAACAGGATCATGTCAAAATATTAATGCTGGTTCTATTACAATTTCTGCTTTCGGTGGAATAGAACCTTATTTTTATACTTGGTTAGACCCTTTATCATTTACAGGATCACAAATTTCAGGATTGGGTCCTGGGGTTTATAATGTATTCATCAACGATAGTGCCGCACCTGTCAATAACTATCTTTATTTAAATATTTCAGTATCAAGTGGATTATGTTTGAATCTCATAACTTCAGCGAATACCACTTGTGGTGACTCAAATGGTAGTATTATTGTTTCAGCAATTACTGATTACAACGAAATAACCTACTCATTACTTGATAGTAACAACAACTTACTAAGCCAAATAGGTAATAATCAATTGAGTTGTCAGTTTACTAATTTAAGCGCTGGAACATATTCAATCCTAGCGAATAGTTTAGCTGGTTGTTCTGCGCGAACCGAAACGATAATCATAAATTCGGGTCAGACATTAGACTTTGGTTTTTATATTGTGAATGACACCGAATGCGATGTAAATCCGACTGGTAAAATTTTTGTAACAGGAGTCACAGGTAATGGACCATTTTTATATGAATGGACAAATGGTTTCACAGGAACATCAATAACAGGGTTAACTCAAGGTGTTTATGGTTGTACTGTTAGAAGTTCTGATAATTGTGTTTTGAGTAAAGTCGCTTCGGTAGATTTCGTTCCTAGTTTGGGTTTAGGTTCTTGGAGTGCTGCAACAATACCTACTTGTTTCAACAATGATGGATCTTTAATTCTGAACATCACAGGTGGAACAGGTCCATACTATTATTCTGGTTCCAATAGTTACATTACAGTTTCTTATTCTCAAACACAAACATTCACAAATTTACCTGAAGGAATATTCACGGTCGATGTAACAGATGCTACTTTTTGTAAACAAACTTTTTCGACAAATTTAGATATTGTAAATACGATCAATAATGTCACATTTACGGTTAATGATTCTTTTTGTAGTGTTTCAGGTGGTTCAATTAATATACAAGTATTTGGTGGTTTACCACCTTTCATTTATAGTTTATCAGGATCTAGTGAATCTGAAAATGCAACAACTAACACTTACGAATATAGTTTTGAAAATTTAAGTCCAGGGGAATATAACATTACCGTTTCGAATATTGGACAGTGTACATACACACAAAATTTTACGGTATTAGCTCAAAATAAATTCACACATTCAATTTCAACATCAGGTACAACTTGTGGAAATAACAATGGTGTCTTATCAATAGAAATTTCGACAGGTGGTACCGCACCTTACATATATGCATTATCTAATGGTTTTAGTTTTCAGACCGATGCATTGTCATATTCGTTCTTGAATTTACCATCGGGACCATATACCTATCAAGTCACAGACGTAGATGGTTGTCGTCAAGAAGGTACAACTTTCATTTTGGGCTCACAATCAGTAAACTTTGAACTGTACCCAATACCTTGTATTTCAGGTGGAAATGGATCCATTACCGCCCTCATCAGTAGTGGTACTCCACCATTTACCTTCGATTGGTCAAGTAACGTATCAGGTAATCCTCAAGAAATATACATAACAGGTTTGACCGCGGACACTTATACACTTCTTATTGTCGATGCAAACGGATGTAGTTATTCTGCTTCAACCATAGTCAGTTGTTTAGATATCATTTCAACTTATCAGGTATATGGAATGAGTCAAAATAACTTCTCTTATATTTCAGGTTCACGAAGAGGTATGTTAGAAATGTTGAATCAAGGTTATGCTAACTTGACTTCAGGATTGGGGGGTTGTTTATTGAGTGCAACTACGTTTACTGTAGAATCCCAAATACAAGGTGTGACCATCAGTAGTTTGTTTTTTACAGGTTCAACACTACTTCAAATACCTTCAGATGAACAATGGTATAGTGCGGTTTATTCATTATTATCACCCTACGCACAAGTACTAACAATTGATAATCAAAATAGTGAACTCACTATTGAAGTACCAAATAACCCACCTAATCCTGTTTTCACAGTCAATTTATTAATTGATTATGTAATAAATTGTTTATCTACACCGACTCCTACGGTTACACCTACTGTAACACCAACTAGTTCAGTTACCCCAACATTCACACCAACAAATTCAGCCACACCAACACCTTCAATCTAAGTTAAGTTTTAGTAATGAACTACCAAACCACTAAAGATGGTTTGGTTTCTTGGGCTGATTGACTAACGTCCATCATATCTCCACAAGCGTGAATTTCTGCCGTTCCAGCAGTATTATTTTTTGTAAAGGCAAAGTGTTTAATGTTATTCGCAGCAAGAACATCTCTATCGTGAGTTGTTCCGCAGGAACTACAAGTCCAAACCCTATCACTTAACTTTAATTGTTTATTTATTACACCACAAGAACACATTCTAGAACTAGGTTCAAATTGCCCTATTCTCAAAATATTACATCCAAACCATTCTGATTTATAATCAATAAGTCCATTAAACTTTGCTATCGAAATATCACTTAAAGCTTGAGCTAGTTTATGATTTTTCATCATATTACCCGATTTTAAGGTTTCTAAACACAAAGTATCGAAATTTGTAACTAAATAATGAGAAGTTTTGTGTAAAAAATCATTTCTTTTATTTGTAACTTTTTCATGAATCAAAGCCAATTTTTTAATTTCTTTTTTACGATTATTACTTCCTTTAACTTTTCTACTAACTTTTCTTTGTTGTTTTTTTAACTTTTTAAGGGATTTTTTTAAATGTTTTGGGTTTTCTATTTCCATTCCATTTGATAATGTTGCAAAAGTTTTAATACCTAAATCAATACCAATAGCTTGTTTTTCGTCTAAGGGTTTCTTTTTAGGTAACTCTTTTTCCAACTCAACTAAAATAGAAATGAAATATTTTCCTGTTGGTGTTTTTGTTATCGTACTAGTTTTTATTATTCCTTCAAAAGTTCTATCAATTTTAACTTTTATTGATGTTTTAAATTTTGGTAACCAAATCTTATTTTTTTCAAAATCAATTTCTGTATTCTGAGGAATATTAAAACTTTGCCTATTATCTTTTTTTGATTTGAATTTTGGAAATCCTTTTTTTTCTTTAAAAAATCTTGTGAATGCTTTGTCTAAATTTTCTAAAGATGCTTGTAATGTTTGTGAATTTACTTCTTTCAACCAAGAAGTGTCTTCATTTTTTTTAAGTTGAGGTAAATCTTTCTGAATATCAAATCTATTTAAACCTTTTCCAGTTTCCTGATATGATGTTATTTTTTTGTTTAAAGCATAGTTATAAACCCATCTAGAACAACCCATGTGTTTTAACATAAGTTCTTCTTGTTCTTTGTTCGGATAAATTCTATATTTAAACGCTTTGTAAATCATTATATTGATAAATATCAATGAAACTTAAAAAGTTTAGAATAATATTGTTTTTTTTCAAAAAAATATTTATTGTTATTACAGAACAACAATTCATCCCACAAACTAAAGATTTGTGGGATTTCTTGTTGAGTTTATTTAAAAAAAGTTTCAAGAAATCTTGTTCCATCTATTTATTAAATATTTAATAAATAGATGGCATTAATTGAGATATCATCAATAACTGGTACTTCCCCATATCAACTATTTGTTTCCGATGTTTATGGTAACAATGAAACTTTTATATCCTCATTTTCAGGAGCGGTACCGCCCTCACAATATTTTAATTTACCATCTTTATTTGATACTGCACCTGTTGTATTAATTAAAGTGATAGACGCTAGTGGTTGTACAACATTTCATCAAGCAAGTTGTCAAGTTATTGTACCTTCACCTACTCCGACACAAACTATCGGATTCACACCAACACCAACACCTACTATTACACCAACGGTAACAATCTCAGCAACACCTCCGACAACACCAACAATAACACCTACAAGTAGTATTACACCAAGTGTAACAACCACTCCGACTGTTACACCGACACCTTCAACTGTATTTATGTATGCGTATTTGTTTATAGAACCATTCTCAGGATCAACTGACATTGGTAATTATATGGCAAATGTGGGCAGTGGTTTCTATGGATTCACAAATGGTTTTGGACCAGACACTTCATCACCAAGTCAATTTAATATTGATATGAATGAATATGTTTCGTATAGTGGTTGGACAAACGATTTCCCTTCTGTTAGAAGTCAATTAATACCAATATCATCAGGAGGTTTAGACTCATTCGGTAATGCAAAAATAGCATACAACTTCACAACACATGAGGTTCCGATCGGAACTGTCGAAGGTCTAGCATGGTACACTTGGATCATTATGACGGGTGATACAGGTGGTGGAATACAAAGATCAATTGGATATACAACAGATGGAAATCCAAATTCATTAACAAACGTGTTTATGGACTCTACAATTTACAATAACACATTTACATATACGGGTTCAACTATACCAAGTGGAACTTATAGGGTTTACACTACTTGGGCATCAACACCATTCCAAATTGATAATTCATCAACAAATATTTTCTTCAAAGGTGACACAGTAACCTTCTAAAGTAGTATTTATCACAAATGAGTTCATTAAACTATAACAACCCAAATACACCCTATAAAGTAGGGGTTCAAAGTTCTATTCCATCGACTTCAACGATAGGTATAACATTTAGTGTTTTTGACACGGGGGGTTATATGGAATTTTATAATTTGACCGATTTAGTATGGCAATATACTGGTGGTACGGGACAAATAACAGGATCTACAATACCAATTAATTTTGTAAAAGGTAATGGCACAATCATAAGTCCCGATTACTTAGTTTTGAATTCAGACAATATTTCAACAGGTCGAAGAAGACTTGGAATGTTGGCATATGTACAAGAGACAGGATTAATATATCAATTTACCATACCAAATTATGATTCATTATGGTCAGCAGTAACTGGTTTGACGGGGGCTTCAGCAATAACGGTAACTGATTTTGCAACAATTGTTCGTGCTAATTCCCAACCAAGTATTGATTTTATAAATGCATGGACGGGATCGACGATTGATGGTTATGATGCCCCATGGAGTGGTGCTACTTGGAGAGTATTACCAGGCTCTTATGCTACAATAACAGGTGGTACTTATTTTTCGGCAACATCGATTCTTGAATTGTATAACACAACAGGTGGTACTGTGTCAATACCCATTGAAGGTATAGCAGGAACTGCAGGAAGTTCAGGATCTTCAGGTTCAAGTGGTAGTAGTGGAAGTTCAGGATCTTCAGGTTCAAGTGGAACGAGTGGTTCATCGGGTAGTTCAGGGTCATCTGGTTCATCAGGTAGTTCAGGGGCATCAGGATCTTCAGGTTCAAGTGGAACAAGTGGTTCATCAGGTAGTTCAGGAACGTCAGGTTCATCAGGTTCGAGTGGAACAAGTGGTTCTTCAGGAAGTTCAGGAACATCAGGTTCAAGTGGAACAAGTGGTTCTTCAGGAAGTTCAGGAACATCAGGGTCAAGTGGAAGTAGTGGTGTATCAGGTGTAACAGGTACTAGTGGTAGCTCTGGGTCATCAGGAACTTCAGGCTCAAGTGGAACAAGTGGTTCTTCAGGAAGTTCAGGAACTTCAGGTTCAAGTGGAACAAGTGGTTCATCGGGAAGTTCAGGAACATCAGGGTCATCAGGTTCAAGTGGAACAAGTGGTTCATCAGGTACTTCAGGTTCTAGTGGAACAAGTGGTTCTTCAGGTAGTTCAGGAACATCAGGGTCAAGTGGTAGTAGCGGAAGTAGCGGTTCTAGTGGAAGTAGCGGATCGTCGGGAAGTAGCGGGTCCAGTGGAAGTAGCGGATCTTCTGGAAGTAGCGGATCTAGCGGATCTTCAGGGACTAGCGGATCATCTGGATCTTCAGGATCTTCTGGTACTAGCGGTCAGGATGCTTTATCAAGTGGTGTTAATTTATTCTTTAACGCTTCAGTTAATAGTGATATTTCTGGTGATAAAGAATTAGGAACATTAACAACAACAGCTGCTCAATATACTGATACAGTAAATCTTACCTCAAACCAACAAAACGTTTTAGTTAATTCATCGTTTGTTACAGCACCGGATTTTCCATCAGTTACGATAATTCCAAATGGTATTTGGCACGGTTACTTGTACTTCACTAAAAATGCTCAAAATGACAATTTAGAAGCTTATTATGATGTATCCAAGGTAAACTCAACTGGAGGAGGTAAAACTTTATTATTTACTAGTGACCCTGTTGAACTTGGATGGTTAAATAATAACACAACACCAGTTGAAATTAAACTTAATGCAGTTGCAACAAATGCGGCATTACTAATTACAGATAGAATTGTTATAGACATCTATGTCAATAACAACGACAACCAAAACAGAACTATTACTTTTTATACAGAAGGTACACAACACTATTCATATATTGTAACCACATTAGGTATTCCTTCAGGAACTAGCGGAAGCTCTGGTTCCTCAGGAACTTCAGGAACGAGTGGGTCATCAGGTACTTCAGGTTCAAGTGGAACAAGTGGTTCTTCAGGAAGTTCAGGAACATCAGGGTCATCAGGTTCTAGTGGAACAAGTGGGTCATCAGGAAGTTCAGGAACCTCAGGATCAAGTGGAACAAGTGGTTCATCGGGTAGTTCAGGAACATCGGGATCATCAGGGTCATCAGGTTCAAGTGGAACAAGTGGTTCATCGGGAAGTTCAGGAACATCAGGGTCAAGTGGAAGTAGTGGTGTATCAGGTGTAACAGGTACTAGTGGTAGCTCTGGGTCATCAGGAACTTCAGGATCAAGTGGAACAAGTGGTTCATCAGGAAGTTCAGGGACTTCAGGTTCTAGTGGAACAAGTGGTTCATCGGGAAGTTCAGGAACATCAGGATCTTCAGGTTCAAGTGGGTCCTCAGGAAGTTCTGGTAAGTCAGGGTCTAGTGGAACGAGTGGGTCATCAGGTACTTCAGGTTCTAGTGGAACAAGTGGTTCATCAGGTACTTCAGGTTCAAGTGGGACAAGTGGTTCTTCAGGAAGTTCAGGAACATCAGGGTCATCAGGTTCTAGTGGAACAAGTGGTTCATCGGGAAGTTCAGGAACATCAGGGTCATCAGGTTCAAGTGGAACAAGTGGTTCATCAGGAAGTTCAGGAACATCAGGTTCTAGTGGAACGAGTGGGTCATCAGGTACTTCAGGTTCAAGTGGAACAAGTGGTTCTTCAGGAAGTTCAGGAAGCTCTGGTTCCTCAGGAACTTCAGGTTCATCGGGAAGTTCAGGAACCTCAGGATCAAGTGGAACAAGTGGTTCATCGGGTAGTTCAGGAACATCGGGATCATCAGGGTCATCAGGTTCAAGTGGAACAAGTGGTTCATCGGGAAGTTCAGGAACATCAGGGTCAAGTGGAAGTAGTGGTGTATCAGGTGTAACAGGTACTAGTGGTAGCTCTGGGTCATCAGGAACTTCAGGATCAAGTGGAACAAGTGGTTCATCAGGAAGTTCAGGGACTTCAGGTTCTAGTGGAACAAGTGGTTCATCGGGAAGTTCAGGAACATCAGGATCTTCAGGTTCAAGTGGGTCCTCAGGAAGTTCTGGTAAGTCAGGGTCTAGTGGAACGAGTGGGTCATCAGGTACTTCAGGTTCTAGTGGAACAAGTGGTTCATCAGGTACTTCAGGTTCAAGTGGGACAA